ACAATTACTTTTTGGAACCTGCGTTCTAGTGCTCCATCTTTTTCAATATTCTTACGGAACTCATCTAATGTGGTTGCTCCAATACATTGAAGTTCTCCACGAGAAAGTGCTGGTTTGAAGATGTTTGATCCATCCATTGAACCTGAAGAATTTCCTGATCCAACTAAGGTATGTATCTCATCGATGAATACGATAATGTTTGGGTTTGCGTGAAGCTCTTCAATTATGACCTTCATTCTTTCTTCAAATTGCCCACGATATTTTGTTCCGGCAACAACTGAAGTTAAGTCAAGATTAACAATACGTTTATCAACCAAATTACGAGGACATTCACCCTTTACAATTTTAATTGCCAACCCTTCAACTAATGCGGTTTTTCCACATCCAGGTTCACCAATAATAATTGGGTTGTTTTTCTTTCTGCGAGATAGAATTTGTGCTATTCTTAAAATTTCTCTATCACGACCAATAACCGGATCAAGTTTTCCATCTTCGGCTAATTTATTTAAATCTCTACTGAAATTATCTAATACAGGTGTGCTTGATTCTGTTGATGATTTAGGCTTCCTACTCATCATTTTGTCTTCATCGTCCATTAAGTCGTTCATATGTTGTGTTTTTATTTTACAAAGTAATAACAAATTTCATTCATAATCAAATAATTTGACAATTTGTCATAAGTTTTTTTTTATTCTGTCATTATGACGGATAAAAGTTTAATCAAATGAAAAAATGACCTATATTTATCAAAGGAATAAAATTTGATACTACAAAGATATACAATAAAATTAAAAAAATCAAAAAATTATGTTTAGAAGAAGAAAACCACTTAATGACATTTTCGAAGAGTTTGACTCTATGTTTAACCAGTTTGATTCCATTTTTAATGGAACACCAAAAGACTACAAAGTTGAATCAGGAACCGATGAAATTGGTGATTGGAAAAAGGAAACTTATTTATCACCTAGCGGCAGCATCTTTATTACCAACTTTGTTAGAACAAGCAATAATACTAATAATAATTCAAGTGTTAATCAATTAAAATCAAAACTTCAAAAAGCAATTGATGACGAGAATTTTGAAGAAGCAGTAAAAATTAGAGACGAAATCAAAAACCATGAAAAAAATCAAGATTCAATTAAGAAACTTGAATCGGAATTAAAAAAATCAATTGAAGAACAAAACTTTGAAAAATCAATTGAACTTAGAGATCAATTAAAAAAATTAAAATCTTAAATAGAACCCTCACCCAAAAGGTGGGGGTTTTGTATTTATATTCATGAAACCTTATGAATTATACTTAAATGAGTCTTTAACAGTCAGAGAAATTCTTAACATTTATCTTAAAATAAGACAACATCTTCAAGAAATAGGATTTAGTGATAATGATTTGAAAAAACCACCAACATATACTATAACAATGATGGAACTATTTAGTGATTTTAGAATTACAAGAAGTGCTTTACTTAGAGATGTTAACTCTTATGGTTTTGATATGACAGATAGTGAGTTGACAGAATATCTAAAACCATTATTAGAAAAAATAAACGAACTAACACCACTAAGTAAAGATGGCTATAACAAAGGAAGAGATAATCGGGACGAAGATTAGAAATGAGATCAAATCTTCAAATATTAAATCAACGGAATACGACACAGAGACCAAAGATTTGGTTGTTGAATTCAATAACGGATTAAAATACAAATACGACGGAGTTCCTCACCAAGTTTATACAAAACTTAGATTGGCTGAGTCACAAGGTAAATTTTTTACAACAGATATTTCAAAAAAATATCCATATAAAAAACTTTAACATCTCACTATTTATAGTAGATGAGTAATTTCCAAAAAATTTTAAATAGTTTCTCAATTAAGGACACATTAAATCCAAAAATTTGGGAAAATCCAAAAGAACCTAACGAATCGGTTATGATCCCGAAAGTTAGACAAGCACTTATGCGCATCGCCGAAAAGTTTATTGAATATTTAGGTGATGATGTTTTTGTTGAAGACATTCATCTTACAGGTTCATTAGCAAATTTTAATTGGTCGGAATTTTCGGATTTTGATTTACATGTTATAGTTGATCTACAACAATATGAAAATCAATCTGAATTGTATAAAGAATTATTTAACTTAAAAAAACAAGTTTTTAACGACAAACATAATATTAAAATATTCGGGTATGATGTTGAGTTATATGCTCAAGATGCCGAGGAACCACATTATAGTTCGGGAGTTTATTCCATAATGAATAATGAATGGGTAAATGCTCCAAAAAAATTCAAAAACGATATTGATAAATCAGTTCTTGAAAAGAAAATAAAATCTTGGACTGAAAAAATTGATACGGCAATTGATGAAGAAAAAAATCTAGAAACAATCAAAAACAAACTTAAGGAATATAGAAAGGCGGGGTTAGAAAAGGAGGGTGAATTATCCTATGAAAACTTGGTATTTAAGTTCTTAAGAAGGTCAGGTCATATAGAGAAATTGTTTGACACCGTAGATAAGGAAACAGACAAAGAACTCTCAATTGAGAGGGCAATACAAGAATAGTTATACTATTCACATAAATCATATATTTATAAATAAAAAATTAAATGGCAACTGAATTTATATTTACGGTCGATACAACAAGAACAGAAACTAACTCAAGTGATTCAACTAGTGTTAGAATACCTTTAAACTCTGCAACATCATACAATTTTAATGTTGATTGGGGTGATGGTACATTTTCTGGTTTTACATATTCTGGTGCAACAGTACCAACAACTCCTAGTTTTATTACTAAAACTTATGCCGTGTCAGGTACGTATGATATTAAAATAAGTGGGATTTTTCCTAGAATTTGGTACAATAACACCGCAACAAATGACAAGTTAAAGATTATAAATATTAAAGATTGGGGTAATATTGTTTGGTCGAGCTTTAATACCGCGTTTAATGGTTGTTCCAATTTAGATGTTACCGCAACTGAAGCACCTGTTTTATCAGGTCTTACCGACTTAACCGGAATGTTCCGACTTTGTTCATCCTTAGTTGGTAATTCAACATTTAACACATGGAATACGTCTACTGTGACAAACATAAGTACCATGTTTCAAAGCGCCACTTTATTTAATGCACCTATTAGTTCATGGAATACTAGTAATGTCACGCAGATGGTTAGTACGTTTAGTAATGCAACGTCCTTTAATCAACCAATTGGTTCTTGGAATACTAGTAGTGTAGCCACTATGAATAATATGTTTAGTGGTGCGATTTCATTCAACCAAGACATTAACTCATGGGTTACTACAGGTGTAACAAGTTTTACGGCTTTTTTAAACGGAGCAACCGGATTTACACAAAATCTTGAATCATTCAAACTTAGAACTGCGGGTGTAAACACAAATAACATGTTGAATGGTTGTGGTATGACAACCGAAAATTATTCAAGAACATTGATAGGTTGGGCAAATTCAATTAGTGTTAATGGTGGTTTACCTACAGGATCAAATCTTGGTGTTAGTGGTTTAAGATATAATTGTGTTGATTATGTTTCGGGTCAAACTTTTAACAACGCTCTTGATGCAAGAACTTATTTAGATTATGGTCCTCCTAATTTTGGGATTTTTAATGATATCTTAGTTGATTGTGGTGATGCTAAACTTACATTTACAATAGATACAACAAAACCAGGTACTTCCGCGTCAAATGCTATATCAATACCATTAGATCCGGCATTAGCATATGGTATGGGTGTTCAGTGGGGAGAAAATAGTGCAGCAACTTCAAATTTTAATTACATAACAGGGAGAACTGAAATAAGTAATACATATATCACACCAGGAGTATACACAATTACTATTCAAGGATACTTTCCAAGATTTTTTTATAACAACGGTGGTGATAGAGAAAAAATAATAAATATTTTAAATTGGGGTTCTTCCATTGAGTGGTCATCTTTTGAGAATGCGTTTTATGGTTGTACTAATTTGAACGTTAGTGCAACGGATATTCCAAGATTAGCGGACGTATCCAGTTTTCAGAATATGTTTAGAGGTTGTTCCTCATTCTCAGGAAACTCATCATTTGATTCTTGGAATACTAGTGGTATTACAAACATGCAAAACGCGTTTGCGTCATCTGCATTTAATGTACCAATAGGATCTTGGGATTTAAATACTAGTGGTGTGAATATGACTGGTATGTTGGATAATACTAGCATGTCTGTTGAGAATTACTCAAGAACATTAATAGGTTGGGCAAATTCAGTTAGTGATAATGGTAATTTACCTTCTTCTGTAACTTTTGGAGCGTCAAATTTACAATATGATTGTATTGATTATGTATCAACAGGAACTTACAGAAATGCGTTTGCTGCTGAAAATTATTTAGATAATGGAACTCCATCTTGGACTATAACTGATTTAGGTCTATCTGGAACCTGTCCTACACCAACACCAACTCCTACACCTACTAACACACCTACCGTAACCGAGACACCTACAAACACACCTACACCGACTGAAACACCTACTAACACACCTACCGTAACCGAGACACCTACAAATACTCCTACACCTACTGAAACTCCGACAAATACTCCGACACCTACTGAAACGCCCACAAATACTCCAACCGAAACACCAACTAATACTCCAACCGAAACACCAACTAATACTCCAAGTGAGACTCCTACTAATACACCTACTGAAACGCCTACCAACACACCTACCGAGACACCAACTAACACTCCAAGTGAGACACCGACAGAAACCCCTACAAATACGCCTACCGAAACTCCTACTGAAACTCCGACTAATACTCCAAGTGAAACTCCGACTAATACTCCAAGTGAGACTCCTACAAATACTCCAACTGAAACTCCTACAAATACTCCAACTGAGACTCCTACCAACACACCTACCGAAACTCCAACTAATACTCCAACAGAGACACCTACAAATACGCCTACCGAAACCCCAACTAGTACACCAACAGGAACACCTGGTGAGACACCTACACAAACTCCAACTGAAACACCAACAAATACACCAACACCTAGTGAAACTCCGACAAATACTCCAACCGAGACTCCAACTAATACACCTACTGAAACACCTACAAATACTCCAACCGAGACTCCTACAAATACACCTACTGAAACTCCGACTAATACTCCAAGTGAGACTCCTACAAATACGCCTACCGAAACACCAACAAATACTCCAACAGAGACCCCAACTAATACTCCAACTGAAACTCCTACAAATACGCCTACCGAAACACCAACAAATACACCATCAACAACACCTGGTGTGACAACAACACCAACTCCAACCGAGACACCTACAAACACTCCAAGTGAGACTCCAACAAATACACCAAGTGAAACACCTACAAATACACCTACTAACACTTCAACTGTTACACCAACATCAAGTGAGACACCTACACCAACTCCAAGTATAACTCCAAGTATTACACCTACAATTACATCAACTATAACACCGACAATTACACCAACTAATACTTCAACTGTAACACCTACAATTACTTCAACTGTAACACCAACAACAAGTGTTACACCTACTCAAACATCAACTCCTACAAATACATCAACCCCACAAGTAACTCCAAGTGTAACACCAACAAAGACAGTAACACCAAGTATTACACCGACAAATACCGTAACACCTACTATTACATCAACACCTGGTGCGACACCAACACCAACCCCATCATCATTCCCGTTAACAGGAATTAGTGAGAATGTGCAATACGCATACACTATTGATATATTAGGTTCGTTTAGTGGAGGATCGGCACCTGCTGGGTCATTTGCTCCTCACCCGATATTTACTGATGAGAACGGAGTTCCTTACGCACAATTAAACTCAATCACCTTAGGTGGTTTTAACGGATTAAATAATTAAAACTAAAACAAAATAAAACAAATATGGCAGACTTAAAACCAATTGGTAGTGAAAAACTAACAGGTCAAGACAAATTAAATAGGATAATGGAAATTGCTCGTTTTAACGAAGTAATGCCAAAAGTCATTAATGAAACCGCTAAATCTGAGTATTCAGTATCTTTGGCTGACGGAAACAATTATGAGATTGTTAAAGAAAGACAAGGATATATCATTAAAAAAACTATCTCTGAATCACAAACGGATTACATTGAACCTATGAAAAATAGAAAGTACTATTCTTCATATTCACAAGCATTTAAGAGATTAAATCTCTTGGCTGGTGAATTAAATAGAATTAACGAAAATGAAGAAGGTGTTTCTTTATATGGTGAGCAAAAAAAGTTTACATTAAAAACTCCAAAGCCAGCACCGGCACCTGAGGCTGAAGCACCTGTTGCTCCACCATCTGAACCACCTGCGGTTCCATCACCTGAATTGCCACCATCACCTATTGGCGGTGAAGATATGGGTGATATGGGAATGCCTGATATGGGAATGCCTGATATGGGAGGTGAAGATGTCGCTCCTGAGGTTGATGTTGATATTGATGCTGAAGAAGAAGTTAGCGGTGGTGAAGACCAAGTTACATTCAAGACAATACAAAAACTTACAGGCAAATTAACCCAAAAAATCAGAACTCTTGATAATCAAGAAGGAATGACTTCTGAAGATATTAAATATGTTATCAATATGGTATTATCTTCATTGGATTTGAAATCTTTATCTGAGGAAGATAAAGAAGATATTATGTCAAAATTCGAAGAAGATGAAGCTGAAGATTTTGGTGCTGAAGATGATATGGGTGGTGAAGATATGACCGACGATACTGAAGTTGAAGATATTCAAGCCAGTATGGATGTTCCCGTAGAATCTGAAATGGAAGAAGAAAACTATGGTAACGGAGCAATCTTTGATAGCATCTTTGGTGAATCAAAAGTAGATAAAGTTATTTCAAAATATTTTGAGGTTTCAAAAAAAGAAATCAGAGAAAGTAAAGAAAAACAAATCAAAGAAACTGTAAAAAGAAAAAAAGCAGTAAATGAAATTATGGAATCGGTAATTAAAATGACTGAAACTGTTGAACAAGAATTTGCGGCTAAGAAATTTATAAATGAAAATCTAAACTCTAAGTTTGTTGGAATTACAAACAAAAAGAATTTGGTTTTCGAAACTAAAACAGGTCAAGTAAAAATTACACCAAACGGAGATTTAATATGAGCTATTTAACTTATATTAATGGGTTAGGTCCTAACTATAAGGGAGATAATTTATATGAATTTATATTTTCGGATAGTTTGGATATTTGGGGAGAATCTTGGGAAAGCAAACCGTCTAACGGATACCCATCTCCACCTGAATTACAATACATTAAAAAAGTAGGAGTTCTGAGGAATACAGAATTAAAACTGGAATTGATTCAGAACTCCGATTTTTTTTCTATGATTGATGCTATGGACGATGTTGTGGCATTGGCATGGGAGCCAGAAGAATCTCAAGGACAAAAAAGAATGGTTTTTAGATTTGGATGTTCTGAACAGGAAATTAAAGATAAACTCTATGAAAGAGATTTGATTTTAGAATTTGAAAAAAAAATAATATATGAAAATTAATAAAAAAGCCCTTAAATTAATTGATAAAGGTTTATCATCTAAAACAGTTAGTAAATTATCTGAATCTCAGATAGACGTATTATATTCAAAATTATTGGGAGAAGCAACAGTAAATGTTAGTAGTAAAAATCCAAATGCAGCACAGATTGCTAAAGATATGAATTCAAAAGGTGTTAGTGTTACAGTTACCGAAAAAGAACTTGGTGAAGATGATGACTTTGATTTGGAAGCCGATCAGGCATATACTGGACAACAAGGTTCTCACGATGAATATCAAGCTGCCGATGATGGTATGGATGATGATACATCACCTGAAAACCACGATAGTAAGATGATTGGTATGTCTGAAGAAAAGAAAAATGAACCAAATCCGTGGGCTATTTGTCATTCTCAAGTTGGACCTAAAAAATCAAGAAAATGGGAAAGATGCGTTAGAGAAGTAAAAAAACAGTTGAAAGAAGGTAAAAATCCTGTATCTTTGTTTTTAGAAAATCAAATACAAAAAATAGTGGAAAAACACATCCCTCCAAGAATCACCAAAGGTGATTTAATTAAACATATTACAGAATCAAGTTCTAATTTTGCAACAAAACACATTCAATCAGGTTTTGGAACTGAGGTAGCACCTTCAAAACCAAAGGTAGCGCCTGGTACAAAAGAAAAACCAAAGACAAAACCATCACACCCTGGTAAAAATCCAAATCCTGGTGAAAATCCAGCACCAAAGGCGAAGAAAAGTGAGTCTAATGAACAACAAATATCACCTGAACCAACAACAAAACCAGCACCAGCAAAACCTGGTACAAAACCAAGTACAAGACCAAGACCTTCACACCCTGGTAAAAATCCAAACCCTGGTGAAAATCCAGCACCAAAGGCAGGTAAAATATCACCTGACCAGGCAAAGGATAAAGTAATTGATGTAATATTGAATATCTTAAAAAAATAATATATGACAAAGAAATTTAACGAACAAATTGACTACGGGAATACTCCTGAAAGAATGGATCCTAATTTGGAAAGAAAATTAGGAAGTCCTGAAGGTCTTTATAGTAAAAATCCAGCAATGACCAAAGGTGCTGCCGATGTTCAAAGATTGGTTAGTAAAAGGTTTCAAAAAGTTGCTGATAAATTAAGAGAGGTGACTGGTATTGAAGATCTTAGTTCAAGACAAGTTCAAGGAATGGTTTATCAGGAAATGATGAGAAAACTTCCTAATATAATGAGAATTGAAAGTGCTAATAAAGATGAACTTATTGAATTAGCAAAAGAAGCGTCTTTAGATGAAGCTGAGGTTCCTGCCGATTGGTATCAAATTGAAGCGAATTTAGGTATGCCTGACACAGGTAATTTTAGATTTGAACCTGAAGATGATGAGGACGAAGAAGAAAAGGAAGAAAAGGAAGAAAAAGATTCTTTAGAGTTTCCATCATTTGATGTTGAGGATTTAACTGATGAGGAAATATTAGAATTAGAAAAACATAAAAGAAATATCATCAACGCTATTATTCAGGGAGCGGCTAAAAAAGGTCATTACCTTTTTCAAAAACCTGAAGTTAAAGCAAGATTAGATGCTATTAACCCATCTCTTTATAGGGATTATTTAGGTATAATGGCAATCAATGATTTCTTTTACTTCACTATGGAACAAATGATTGAAATGATGAGTCAAACAGGTCAAGGTGTTGCTGGTAAAGTGGAATTAGATGATGCTGATGATGAAGGTGGAGAAGATGGTGAATCACAACCTGATACAAAAATCATAGCAACTGGAATGATATTTCCAATTCTTTGTCACGAAATTATTAAAGGGTTAGAAGAGGCAAAGGGAAGACACGGATTACCAAAAGAACCAGGTCTTCGTCAAAAAGTACAAAAGCAAACGGATATTTTATCTAACGAACCAATGCAATTAAGAATTGGTCCTGAGATTGTTGAAAAACTTAGATTTGCAATACCCGATAAAATGTATGAACAAGAAAATAAAGGTTTAATAAACTGGTTCCATATATTGTTATACCAAATACCAGCGGAAGAGTTTTTAAAAGTTATTGGAAACGCCATCTCTGAAGATCCTTCAAAAGTTAAATTAGCAACTTCAAAGTTTGAAGAAATTATGAAAGAAGCTATGCAAATGAAGGAAGAATTTGAAAATTATAAAGAAGAAGAGAATATTGATTCAGACGAAGACGAAAATGATGGTTTAGATGACTTTTTAAGTGGTTTAGGTATATCATTACCTAAATAAAATATTTTGTGAATAAAGAACAATTAATTATTGAAGTTACGAAGTGTATGAGGAATACTCCTTACGCACTTCGTACTTACTTACAAACATACGATAATACCGTATCAAAATACGTCCCTTTGGACTTATTTCCCGACCAAGTTAGTTTAATAGAAGATTACGACAACTATAATGAAAATATAGCATTGAAGTATCGTCAGGCAGGTGTTTCCACAGTTACAGCAGCCTGGATATCAAAAAGATTGGTATTTGCCAAAAAAACAAAACCTGAAAAAATCCTTATAATTGCCAATAAGTTGGATACATCTATGGAGATGGCCAACAAAGTTAGAGGTTTTACCGAACAATGGCCAAATTGGGTTGGTGTAACATTTTCAAAAGAAAAGAACTCACAAAGACACTTCAAACTTAGCAACGGATGTGAAGTTAAAGCGGTTGCAACATCAAAAGACGCTCTGAGGGGATATACCCCAACCATTCTTGTATTTGACGAGGCCGCGTTTATCGAAGCGGATTCAGATTTCTGGTCTGCGTGTATGGCATCCCTATCAACAGGGGGTAAAGTTATTGTTGTATCCACACCAAACGGATACGACCCAATTTACTATGAAATATATGATCAAGCATTAAGAAATATGAACGATTTCAAAATATCTGAGATGTTTTGGTATCGTGACCCAAGATATACAAAAGATTTGTATATGGTTAAAACTAATGACTTGGTTCATTTTTTAAGAAATAGAGAAGAATATTCTGATAAGGACATTATTGACTTATCAATGGAAAATCCATATGAAAGAGACCACACAATAGTAACCGACTATATCTCAAAAGGATATAAACCATGTTCATCGTGGTTTGAAGGTATGGTTAAGAAGTTAAAATTTGACAATAGAAAAGTGGCTCAGGAATTGGAATGTAATTTCTTGGGTTCAGGTGATAATGTATTTGAATCTGAGTTAATGCAAAATATTGCTAAAAACTCTTTGAAGGAACCCCAAGCCAAACTAATGGGTGGTTCATTATGGATATTTAAAGAACCTGTAAACGGTCATAAATACGTAATGGGTGTGGATGTATCAAGAGGTGATTCTGAGGACTTCTCGTGTATTCAAATCATTGATTTTGATGAAAGAGAACAAGTGTTAGAATATGTATCAAAAGTTCCACCTGATGTATTGGCAGAAATCGCCTATAAGTGGGGAACAATGTATAACGCATATTGTGTTATCGATATTACAGGTGGTATGGGAATATCAACAGCAAGAAAATTACAAGAATTAAACTACCAAGGTGGTTTATATGTTGATAACGTAGATACAACTAACAAGTGGAAGTGGGATCCAAAAATAAATGATAGAATACCAGGTATAAATTTTAACTCAAAAAGAGTACAAATAATTGCTGCGTTTGAGGAGGGGGTTAGACACGGGTTTAAAGTATATTCAAATAGGTTGTATAACGAAATGAATACATTCATTTATATCAATGGAAGACCTGATCATCAAAAAGGACATCATGATGATTGTATTATGTCCATATCTATGGCGTTATATGTTGCCGAGAAATCATTCCAATCACTTGAAAAAGTAACTAATCATACAAAGGCAATGATTAATTCATGGGCAACGACGGTAAATGAAAATAAAAATTCATCAGAATTCTTTAATCCTATGGTTCCTCAAATGGGTAGAAGTAATGGTATGAGTAGACAAGGAGATGCGACCAAATCAGATTATCAAAAATATGGTTGGTTATTTGGTTCTCACTAACTATTTATATTATCAAGGTAATTAGTAGATTTAACATATGAGCGAAAATAATCTTACGGTATGGCAGAGACTGTCAAAAACACTTGGACCTAATTCATTATTAAAACAAGATTATCCGACTTTTAAGTTTGATAAAGAAGAACTTTTACGCACTCAAAGTCGTGATGACTATGAGAGAGAAAAACTTCAAGCACAACAAACATATTATTTAACAAATCAATGGGCGAAAGTTGAGAATAATTTATATTCTCAAGCCATTTATTATGAACCATCAAGATTATCTGCACAATACGATTATGAATCGATGGAATATACTCCTGAAATTTCAGCGGCATTAGACATTTATTCAGAAGAATCAACCACAACAGATGAAGATGGTTTTATACTTCAAATATATTCAGAGTCAAAGCGCATCAAATCAGTATTAGCCGATTTGTTTAACAACAATTTAGATATTAACACTAACTTACCAATGTGGACAAGAAACACTTGTAAGTATGGTGATAACTTTGTTTACCTTAAATTAGACCCTGAAAAGGGTGTTGTTGGTTGTCAACAACTACCAACAATTGAGATTGAACGTCACGAAGTTGGTGTTAGCGCCAAAATTACAGTTGATATAACACAAGAAAAAGACGAAAATAAAAAAGCCCTTCATTTTACTTGGAAAAATAGAAACATGGAGTTTCAGTCTTGGGAGATAGCTCACTTTAGATTACTGGGTGACGACAGAAAACTTCCTTATGGTACTTCTATGTTGGAAAAGGCAAGACGTATTTGGAAACAACTATTGTTATCTGAGGATGCAATGTTGATTTACCGTACATCAAGAGCACCTGAAAGAAGGATGTTTAAGGTTTTTGTTGGTAATATGAACGATGATGATGTTGAAGCATATGTAAATCGTGTAGCCAACAAATTTAAAAGAGAACAAGTCGTAGATTCTAAGACAGGAAATGTAGATATGAGATTTAATCAAATGGCAGTTGACCAAGATTATTTTATCCCTGTTCGTGATCCTTCAGCACCAGATCCAATCACAACATTGCCAGGTGCAACTAACTTATCCGAAATTGCGGATATTGAATATATTCAGAAAAAATTATTAACAGCACTTCGCGTTCCAAAGGCGTTCTTGGGGTTTGAAGAAGTTGTTGGTGATGGTAAAAATCTATCATTACAAGACATTCGTTTTGCTCGAACAATTAATAGAATTCAAAAAAGTATGTTAGCAGAACTTAATAAGATTGCTATTGTTCATTTATTTTTATTGGGATTTGAGGACGAATTACAGAACTTTACCTTAGGACTATCTAATCCATCAACGCAAGCAGATTTATTGAAAATTGATGTTTGGAAAGAAAAAGTTTTATTGTACAAAGATTTAGTTGCAGATCCAGGAAATGGTATTCAACCTACATCTTCAACTTGGGCTAAAAAACATATTTTTAATTGGTCTGATGAAGAAATTAGATTAGATTTACAACAACAGAGAATTGAGAGGGCTGTTGGAGAAGAACTTAAAGCGACTCCTACGGTTATTACTAAAACAGGTTTATTCGATAATATCGACAAATTATATGGCAATACTACTGGAGGGACAACAAATAATGCTGCAACAACTACAACGGATACTGAACAACCATTTGGGGGCACAGGAGGATTTGAATCAACAACACCACCACCATCCGAAGGTGGTGAGGAACCATTACCGCCAGCAGAAACTGGTGCACCTGAAGGTGGTGAAGCGGCCGTAACTCCAGAATCTAAACTAAAAAATATGAACTTATTAATAGAAAGTGATTTGATTGAGGGTTCAAAATTTTTAGATTTAGGTCAAGCTCAAGAATCTTTAGGTGAAATTTCAAAAGAACTGGATAAGTTATTAAATTCATAATATTTATATTAAAACTAACGATGATGACTTTCGGAAAAATCAAATCCATAATAGAAAACAATCTTATTGAATCCTACAAAGATGAAAAGGAGTTCAAAAAATCATTAAAAGAATTTAAACATAATGTTTTAAATAATAAAACAATGTCTAAGGTATATTCTTTATATGATCAATTAAGTACTCCACAAGGAATAAATGAATCTGATGCGAAAGATTTTTTGGAAGAAGGGATTAGTTTAATTCAAAAATTACTACCAAATATTAAATTACCAAAAACTTTATCTGAGAATGTTGAGAATAAATACTCAGACATTGATACCCTTGTTTATACTAATAAATTAAATCTATTAGAAAGAGTTAATTCGAAAAAAAATATTACAAGTATATTAACTTCAAGTAATAATGTTGTTAAAGAATCTATAAACATACCATTAAAATCTATGGTTAGTATTGCCAATCAAACTTTAAATAGGTACCTTGAGAATCTTGATGAGTCAGACAGGAAAGAATTCCTTCAACTAATTTCAGAAGATTCAAAATCTCTTGAAGCAAAATTTGAAGTTATTCGTGAAAGTGCAATCAATAAACTTACTCTCGTGTTGGAAAAAGAGGAAGAGTTTGAGTTAAAGACAAAATTGTCTGAAACTATAGATAGGTTAAAAACTGAAGAGTTTAACCAATTAAATTTTCTAAAAATAAAAAATTTAGAAGAATCAATTTAAAGAATTTTTTACTTTTTGAATGTAAGAAGCTTTTAAAAACTTAGATCTTTTTAACACAGATTTTTTCACAAATTCTTTTTTTTCAACCAGAATTTGATTCTGTCTACTTTTAATAACTTTAGATTTTAGAATTTTTAAAGATTTCTCAATCCCATTTTTTTTACGTCTACTTTTAGCATATAATTACAAATATCTGAATTTATTAAAAAAACTTTGACAATCGATTTATTTTATACTATTTTTTAACAAAAAAATAAACATTGTAATTAATGAAAATTAATGAAAAAAGGAAAAAGTGTAAAATTAAATCTATTCAGTCCAATAAAATCCGTTTACGGCACCGTAGATTCTAAAAATTTAAAATCGTTATACATAAACATTCAATCGTGGGTTTCACCAAAATTTGAACACGATAATTGGAATCGGGTAGTTTGTAATTTAAACAGAGAAATAAAACACTCAGTTTTTAATTCAATTGACACAAACACATTTAAAGAAAATAGTATTGTTGATTTAGACCTTAGAACTAGTGGTATTTCTCACGGTAAAAAATCATTCTTTAACTTAGAAGTTAACCTATACACTAACAAAGAATTTGATTTTAAGTCAACAGAATTAAAAGAATCTATAAAAAAAATTGTAAGAAATATTGTAAGAGATAATATAATAGAAAATAAATACTTTGACTTTTCATTATCCAAAAGTAAGTAAAGATGATTCTTTGATATATTTATCTTAAAAACGATTAATGAAACAATTAAGAATTTTAGAAGCAAGCGAAGTAGGTCATGGTATATTGATTGAAATGGACGCAGGTTGGGTTTCTCCAAAAGACATTCGTAACTCCGAAATATTAAAGGAAGCATCAAACTTAGATTATAGAAACCCATTTGAATTCTATGCGGTATTACAGAAATATGATACACCAAATAGAAACGGAAGATTTTATCCTGAAAGGATATTAAAAAGAGAGGCTGAAAATTATAAAAAAGCAATTGCCAAAGGATTATCAACTTCTGAACTTAACCATCCTGAGTCATCTTTAATTGACTTAGATAGAGTATCTCACATAATCACTGATATATGGTGGGATAAAAATATTTTAATGGGTAAACTTAAATTATTAACTTCACCAGGATTTCATGAAAGAGGTATTGTATCAACTAAAGGAGATCAAGCCGCCAACTTAATGAGACAGGGCGTTACTATGGGGGTTTCATCAAGAGGTGTTGGATCTTTAAAGAAAGTAGGAGAAAGAAACGAAGTACAAGATGACTTCGAGTTAATTTGTTTCGATTTAGTGTCATCACCATCAACACCAGGGGCTTATTTATTTAATAATCCTGAGGATAGACATAAATATGATGAAAATTTAGAGGAAGAAAGAAGACATAAGTCACCTGAAAAATCAGATTTTCAATCCAAAGGAGTTGACTTAATGAAAAAATTAACCGATTATTTGGGTAAATAAAAATATTATGGAAGAAAAATTTTTTGTGGCGAAAGTCCAGTATGATTTACCTGATGAAACTAGTGGTAAAATTAAAAAAATCAGAGAAGAAAAATTAGTTAGAGGTTATTCTGTCACTGATGTTGAAGCAAAAGTTACTGCTAAATATCAAGGGTTTACTAATGATTGGAGAATTACTTCAGTATCTGAAAGTAAAATAGATGAGGTAATTGAGTAATTTATTGGTTTTTAAATTAAAAAAAGTGGTCTTATGACCACTTTTTTTTTGCTTGGATATATTTATATGTTGATATAATTTTTAATAATCAAGATTATATTCATAAAACATTAAAAAAATAAGGACACATTATTCATATAATAGTGTTTTTTTATTTTTGGTGATATTTATTAGTTAAAATAAAATAGATTTTCTATATGAAAGAAAACAAATTAGTTCAAGAGGCTATTATTCAAATGAAACAAGTTGAAGAAGCAATAGCTGAAAACGCAAAAGGAATACTTGCTTCTACTATGAAGGAAGAAATCAACCAATTAGTAAAAGAATCTCTTTCCGAACAATCTGACGAAGATGAGATTGAATTAGATACTGACATGGAAATGTCGGCTGATAACGATGAAATGGATGTAGACATGGATATTGACTCAGATGAAGAATCTGATGAAATGGAAATGGACTTTGAAATGGATTCGGATGAAACTCCAATTGATTTAACCGACGCTTCTGATGACGAGATTTTGAAAGTTTTTAAAGCTATGGGTGAAAACGATGGAATTATCGTTAAAAAAGATGGTGAAGACATTCATTTAACCGATAATGATTCTGATGTTGAATACCTAGTTAAACTTGGTGAATCTGAAGACGAAATGATGGAAGAAGAGGACGAAATGATGGAAGAAGAGGAAGACATGATGGAAGAAGAGGAAGACATGATGGAAGAATCTGACGAATCGGTTGATGATGTAATTGACGCTATTTTTAGTGGAGATATGTCAGGTGTTGACTCTGAAGAAGAAGTTGTTTACGAAATAGAGTTAGATGAAGAATCTGAAATGGATGAAGAATCTGAAATGGAAATGGATGAAGAATCTGAAATGGATGAAAATTTAACTAATGAAACCTACAAACCTAAAGGTGTTGGTATGGGTAAACCTAAATTTAAATACAAAAAAACTACAGGTGGATTTAAAGAGGATATGAAACAAGGTCCTAAATCTGTAGGTACTGGTAAAGCTAAATTTGATTACAAAAAAGGTGCTAACATGGAAGGTAAATCTAAAGTCGTTAAAGCTGAAACTAAAGAAGGTAAATACGGAATGAATAAAGGTGATAAATCTAAAACCGTTAAAGGTGATAAAGATTATACCACAAAAAAAGGAGATACTTTAAAAAGAAAGGCCTTCGAAAAAGAAGAAACTAAGGAAGCTGCAAGAACTTATGGTATGGGTTCTAAAGAAGGTAGAGGACTGAGAAAAGGCATCACTCCAAACAGAAACTTTGTTTATGGTAAGAATGGTGTTAAAACTGAATCTACTCAAGAAGAAGTTAGTATGTTGAGAGAAAAAAATGAAGAGTACAGAAAAGCATTAAATGTTTTCAGAGAAAAACTTAATGAAGTTGCTATCTTTAATTCAAACTTAGCGTATGCTACTAGATTGTTTACAGAACATTCAACTACTAAGAAAGAAAAAATAAATATATTAAGAAGATTTGATGATGTTGAAACTTTGAAAGAATCTAAAAATCTTTACAAGTCAATTAAAGACGAATTGTCTAAGGTTGAAACAAAATCAATTAATGAATCAGTTGGTTCAAAATTAAATAAAACAGTAACTACTGGTTCATCAACTACTCTAATTGAATCAAAAACTTATGAAAATCCTCAGTTCTTAAGAATGAAAGATTTAATGGGTAAATTAGGGTAATTAAAATAAAAATAAATTAAAAAAAAACAAAACAAAAACTAAAATGGGAGCATTATTAGAATCAGGTCTTGTTGGTAATATCGGTTTAAAACACCTTAAAGTTATCAAAGAAGACACAATCAACAAATGGGACAAATTAGGATTCTTAGAGGGTCTTAAAGGTCACATGAGAGAAAACGTAGCACAATTATACGAAAACCAAGCATCATACTTGATCAACGAAGCGTCATCTACATCTGATACAGGTGCATTTGAAACCGTGGTTTTCCCAATCGTTAGACGTGTATTCTCTAAATTATTAGCAAACGACATCGTTTCAGTACAAGCTATGAACTTACCAATCGGTAAATTATTCTACTTCGTACCTAACATTCAGGCATACACTGATCCAACTAACTTAGCGAACACTGGTATTCACTACGCACCGTATGGTTCACCAAACGCTGATCCTGGTCAAACACCAAATAGTGGTTATGATTACAATAACACTAAAGACCTTTACGATAGATTCTACGAAGGTAACGAACCAGCGTTAGATCCACCAGGTTTATTTGACTATTCTAAAGGACAATATTCAGCAATTACTGCTGAAGTGGCAACTGTTGCTTGGGTTGGTGATTCATTAGTTGTGTCAGGTTATGGTACAAGTGACTATAGAAAAGTATTAATCGTTATGTCAGGTTTTGCATCTGATGGTGCTGGTAAATTAATCGGTCCTGATGGTCAACCTATGGATAACGAAGCATTCTTATCAGATTTAACTATCAAAGGTGCTGCTGGTAATCCAACAACTGCTGCTAATGTTAATAACCCTTATTTATTTAGAGTTGTAACTCAAAGATATGGTAAAGGTATTGTACAATATGGTAACAACAACGCAACTTTAGTATTCCCTAATAGTAAAACTGATGGTGGTCAATATGACAACTTATGTGATGCTGAAGGTAAGATCTATTTAGAAGTTGATTTACAGGTTCCTGTATGTATTACTTGCGGTGGTTCATTAGATGGATACACTGGTTCAACTTTCTCTTCAACAACTGCTAATAATAACGCATTCACAGCTACTTACAGAATCTATAAAAACTTAGAATTTGAAGATAGAATTGGTGAGGTATCGTTTGACTTAATGTCAGTTACAGTATCAGTTACTGAAAGAAAATTAAGAGCACAATGGTCTCCTGAAATGGCACAAGACGTTGCTGCGTTCCATAACATAGATGCTGAAGCTGAATTAACGGCTTTATTATCTGAGCAAGTTGCAGCTGAAATTGATCGTGAAATCTTAAGAGATTTACGTAAAGGTGCGGCTTGGAACTTGAGATGGGATTACAACGGTTGGAAGCGTTTAGGATCAAGTGCAATTCCATATACTCAAAAAGATTGGAACCAAACTTTAATCACAGCAATCAACCAAATTTCAGCACAAATCCACAAATCTACATTAAGAGGTGGAGCTAACTGGATTGTTGTTTCTTCTGAAATCAGTGCTATCTTTGATGATTTGGAATATTTCCACGTATCAAACGCGGCTCCTGAACAAGACCAATATAACATGGGTATTGAAAGAGTTGGTACATTAGCTGGTCGTTACCAAGTTTACCGTGACCCTTACTTCCCACCTAACCAAGTGTTAATGGGGCACAAAGGAACATCATTATTAGACACAGGTTACATCTACGCACCGTACGTACCTCTACAATTAACTCCAACTATGTACAATCCGTTTAACTTTACTCCGATAAAGGGTATTATGACGAGATACGCTAAAAAAATGGTAAATAACCGCTTTTATGGCCGCATTACCGTTGATGGAGTTAGAACGTTTGATTTGAGAGAATTGAGATAATCAATCTTTAACAAATACACTAAAAAGGGACAAGAAATTGTCCCTTTTTTTATATATTTTTACGAACTATAGGTTTTTTGGATTAATATCATATATTTATATATATGAAGAAATATATTCCATCAGAAGAAGAAATTAAAACTATCCTTAAAATGTATAATGACGATTTGATTGGGAGTCAAACAATTTCGGAAAAAATAGGATTAAATAAACAACAAGTGTTAAGAATACTTAAAGAAAATGGTGTTAAATTAGGTCCATCAGGGAGAAGAAATATAGGAGGTAAAAAAGTATCGGATAAAAAATGGAGAGACGGTAATAAAGAATATATAGGTAATAAATCAAAAATTTGGTATGAACAAAATAAAGAACATCGTAAAGAATATCTTAAAGAATACCGTGAAAAAAATTTGGATAAAATTCGTAAAACCAAACGTGATTACGAAAGAAATCGTAAAGCTAATAACCCCACCTATAAGCTAATCTCCAATTTCAGAACCGCCATCTATCAGGTATTAAAAGAAAATAATGTAGAAAAGAATAGTCATTATTTTGATATTTTAAAATACACACCTGAAGAATTAATTTCACATTTAGAAAAACAATTTACAGGTTGTATGTTGTGGGAAAATTATGGTGAGTGGCATGTTGATCATAAATTTCCAATATCATCATTCGACATTAAAGAAATGGGTGATGATGAATTTATGAAATGTTGGTCATTGGATAACTTACAACCTATGTGGGGTAAAGATAACATAGTAAAAAGTGATAATATTATTTATTAGTTCCCTGATTGAGTTGTATCTACTGACATTTTTACATCGTCAAGTAATTCTTTCTCTTCTTTTGGCATTTTACCAAAACTTTCTTTGTATGCTTTGTGACACATTTTTTCAAATTGTCTTTCACTAACCATTTTACCATTTGCCAATTCAATTGTCTTTTGACTTACACATGAAGTTAAAGATAATACTGTGATTAAGATTACGATTAAGTTTTTCATAGTTTGTTTCTCCTTTATTACAATACGAATATACGACTTTTTTTATTGATTCCAAAAATATTTTGAATATATTTATTTATAGATTTTAGTTTATCAGTCCCCAGCCCTAATAAGCTGTTGAGTATTCACGGACACGAAGGTATTGGTAACATAGTCATTAACTATTATAAAATTAAAGAAAATGTATTACACAACAACAAAAGTGAGCAAACCGACTGCGCACATCACAAAGAAAAAGTCGCGTCTTAAAATCTACAATGGTCATGTCGTATTTCTTAACGACAAAGACAATTTTGAATTTGAAATTCATAATCCAACACAAAAATCAGTTCTCTGTAAAATCAAATTGAATGGAGAGTACATCTCCACAAGTGGTGTTGTTATTAAACCAGGTCAGAGGGTGTTTTTAGAGCGTTTCCTTGATACTAACAACAAGTTTGAGTTCAGTACCTACGAAGTAAAAGATACATCGGAAAATAGGGATGCAATCGATTTAAATGGGGATGTTAGAATTGAGTTCTATAATGAACAAACATATCAACCAAGTTATGGTACAACATTAAATTTAGGAGGTAATTTAACTACTACCATCAATACAGGTTTACCTCGGTATGGTGATATTACATTCACAACATCAAATTCTGCACCAATATCGCATTATAATAATACTTATGTTAGTGATACCATTAGTACAGGTAGAGTTGAAAAGGGTGTTAAATCAAAACAACAATTCATAAATTCATATGACAATTTTGAATATTTTGTATCTCATCAAATACATTTAAAAATATTACCATTAAATAATAAACCTAAAACCACAGAAGATATTAAACATTATTGTACTGAGTGTGGTACCAAGATAAAGTCAAATTATAAGTTTTGTCCGTCTTGTGGAAATGAGTTATAAATAAAAAAGGAGTCCCGTGAGACTCCTTTTTTATTTTAATATTCTAAGTGATTTTGAAATTAATTCAGATTCCGCCAAAGAATATAATCCATTTCTATAAGCCATCTGAACTGCCCTGATTAACATAAATTTCGCCTGTTCCTCACTTAAATTGTCAATTAAATTATCAACATCTTCTGGTTTGTATATCGCAATTTCTTCAAATAAATTAAATATTGGTTGTTTTTGTAATTCCATAATATAATATCTGTATATTTATATGTAAGTATATGAAAAAAAATAAACTAAGTGAAGCCACAGGTTCGGCAAATGCTGGAAATTTTAAAGTACCAATCGTGTTATCACCACAACCGTGGAAGGAAAACCAAGTCGCACCATTCACGGAACCTGTTTATAGTTATAATAATGCCGAATTGGCATATCAAGAAGCCGACGGTGATTTTAAAGAAAGTCCTGAAGAAAGATCAAGAATAGAACGAAGAACAGATAAAATTTCTAAAATAGATGCTTATTTGAAAAGTTTTTATACAGGACAAAATGATGAAGATGGCAGTGTTCTTGGAGATGTTCAAGACCCTGAAAAAATTATAAAAAGTGCTGTTGGTCCTTTAAAAGAAGATTTGGCGGTTTGGTTCGGAACCAAGAAAAAACCAAAGGGTTCAAAACAACCAAAAGGCCCTTGGGTTAATATTTGTAGAAAAAAAGAAGGTGGGGGTCATCCACCATGTGGTAGACCTGAGGCAGATTCAAAAGGTTATCCTAAATGTAGAGCCGCTGGTGTTGCTTCTAAAATGACAGATTCTGAGAAAAAAAGTGCCTGTCAGCAAAAAAGAAGAGAAGAGAAAAAAGATCCAAAAGTGGGTAAAGGTAATAAACCTACTATGGTTTCATATAAACCAAAAAACGAATCAATACGAAATAGTATTTTAACAATACTAAAAGAATACAAAAAACCTATTTAACAGAATCTGTTGTATTTTTTGTTATCGAAATCACTGTATCTTTCTCAGTTAAAACTTTTGGTAATGTTTTTGGTTTTATCACAGTAACATTCTTAGGACTTTCGTTATTTTTAATGATAGGTCTGTCAATATAAACAGTATCGTGAATAATTTGTTTTTCAGGTTTAAGCTCATAAGTGCTAATTTCTATTTTATCTTTTTTAAATTTTGGAGACACATATTGGTATAGATTAATGACTACTAAAGCCGTTATTGAAACGGTTAAAGTTAAAACTATCAATCCCAAATAAAAGGTTGCCTTGAATGAATTATTATTTTTCATTAAATATTTTTTAAAATGTTTTGTAATGAGTGTTTTATGTTTGAAGTAATCTCTTTTTCAAATTCTTCTCTACGTTTTTCAACCTCAGTGTCAAACACTAAAGTAATACTATTCCAAAGTTTTTGTTCTAAAAACACAGTATAGGAATATACATGATTAATAACTTTTACTGAACTACCTTCAAGAATTACGAATATTTGTAATTCCTCATTTCTAATATATCTTTTATTTGAAATTGGAGTTAATAAAAGTACTGTATCTTCTTTTGATATTAATTTTTTACAAATTGCAATACAATCTCTTTCATACTCAGATTTTTCAACAGTTGGTGTTGAGTATCTGACTAATGAGATAAACCACTTTTGTGTTAGGCGTCTTAATTTATGTGAAAATTTGTTCATCGTTGGTTAATTATTTTAATTGTCCAACAAATATAAGAAAAGGTATTTTAATAAAAAAATATTTTATAAAAAAAACTAACAATAAGACCCCGAACAATGTTTTTTTCCATCTAATCCTTTTATTTTTCCTTTACAAACTTGGACAGCGTGCCCATTTGCGTAGGCAGAAGGGTAAACTTTAAATTTTGCCTTAGCAGATGCTTTACCTCTAGCACATAAAGGAGTTCCCGTTTTCTTTCTACCCTCATTAACTCCCTCAGAATATTCATATTGGGATTCTTCATCCATTTCGTTTTTTAAGAAGTCAAACACTTGGTCCATATTTGTTTTTGCTTCTGAGATGTGGTCATCTGCCCAATCATGTCCATTTTGAATAATGTTATCAATCATATTCGGATCCATTTCTAACATCATCTCAATCTGTCTTTTCATTTGTTTTAAATTAGAAAAGAACATATAATTTGACTGTTCAACTTCTTGTTCTGATAACACTTTTTCAACTAATCTTGTAATATCTAATTCGGTTAATTTAACTATTTTTTTCATATTATGTGGTATAATTCTGTTTCTTATTAACTATGTTAAATGTTAATTGTCTCTTATAAGTATCTTTCTCACCTGAAGTATTAACTTGAATATCAACATAATATTGATTAGGTATTTTATCTCTGGTGTCAAACATAAAATAAAATTCGTTAGGTGTCCTATTAATAGGAGTCCAATCTTGAACTAACACTTCCGTGGTTCCCTCTTTAACATATACTCTGTAGAACGCTGAGATGTCTTGAAGTAACACTTGACCAGTATATGCCTTTTTAATTGTCACCCCAACTTTTCTAATATCAGTATTTAAAATATTTTCATTTTGTAATATACCATAAAAATCAAACCCATAAATGCTTGGTTCTTTAGAAGTTGATCCTATTTGGATTCCGGCACTATATTGTTGTAGGGTAAATTGATTTGTTACATTTGGAAGGGATTGACCATTTATTGTTAATCCTGACCATATATCATAATATAAACACGGTGTTGGTGAACCTGAGAATCCATTAGGGATAATAACCTCATAAACACCTTTGGTTTTTAAACATGTTGTTAATGTTGCCATACCTGTAACGGCGTCACCATTCCTATCTTCAATTCTAACAACAGGGTTTGAATCTAAATTTTTGTAATCACCATTTTGATACACATAAAGATATAACTTATTTTCTTGGTTTTTCAAAAATAAGTTTCTATTATCTTTGATTAAATCATCATAAGTTGTTTGAAGGAACGGCTGATAAAATGTTTGAGTGTGCCTTGAAAAGAATGCTACACTATAACTTTCAGTTAAACCTGTAATGTTTTCTATTTGTGGTAGATACGCAATCCCCCAACCTGTAACACCGGTGATAGTTCCATTTAATATTCCATTTATTTCATCGGTCATATCCATATTGATATTTTCATTACCGAGTTCAAAATGTTGTCTTGCAACAATAGTCAAACCTGAAAAATTAACGGAACCTTCGTTTTTGTTATTATAAACCCCTTGTTGAGACCAATTACTTATTGTTGTTGTTTGATACCAATTTGATGGTCTTGTAGAATATGCTCTACTATCAACATAGGTTACTGGCGTTGATCCACCATAAGGACTATTTTGATTTACATTAGAATCGGTATAATCGAAACCCACACCTTCATCCCAATGTTGGGGATTTCCTGTGTTGCCAGATGTTTTTGGTATTCTAAATAAGATTAAATCAAATGAAGTGGCTCTCCTTCTTTCATTTGACATAAATGTATTTAATAATTCATTATCAAATGATGAAGTGTTAGTCATACTAAGAACGTGGGTCATTCCTGTTGTACATCCTGTTGATATTACACCCGAAGCAATGTTTTCCCTCAATAATCCTAAATCCAAATTAAATAGTAATCTACTATAACCATAATTTGGAACAATAAAATCAGACGAACCAAAATTTAGTTCAATAATAGGATTTCTACCCGTATTAACATATGTGTTTGATTGTATTGTATTATTCTTATCTACGTATGACCTTAAAATTGACATTATTTTTTATTTATAAATATCAATTAAGTCGGATATTGTTATTAAGAATTTTTGTGTAAGCATTTTGAAGCTCTGTTAACATATCAGGAATGTTTGAACCATCCTGTGTAACCGATACTGGAGGTAATCCAGGGTATGCGTGAGTATGTGTCGTTAAGAATCTAACAATCATATTAATCAATTCCAATAACTCCTCACCTCTGACTAAACTTGATGTTTTTGGTGTTATCTCATCAACAAATTGATCCAAAGAAATTCCATATAATGTATTGTCAAAATTGATTTTACCTTTTCCTGGTATTGATGAATTATGTGATAGTAAAAATAAATAATCACTACCTAACGCACCATAGGTTGTTGGATCAGCAAAATACTTTGTTTGGGGTACATTTGTTGATGTTGTGTTTAATGGAGTACCAACTTTATCTTTTGCATAAATTAAACCATAACCAGCAACTTTAAGTGCCGGTTTTAATTTTATTTGGTTGTAAATGTCGGTTATATTTTTAATTGAAGCATCGGAATTTGGTACCGATGATTTCATTATTGAATAAGTTAAATTATTAGGTCTGTAAAAAATTGGAAACTTATTATTAGAATCCGTAAATAATTGAATTCCTGATTTTGTAACATTTGAGTTATTACAAGTTTGAATAAAATTATTAATAAATGCTATGGTCTCATTTTTAGATAATAAACTAAATGATTCTGAGGCGATCAACGATTTCAGGTTTTCTTTAACCACTGAATCAACTGTCAAATTTTTTGAGTTGGTGGATAAATCGTTTTTTAGTCTATAAAGATATATGGTTCCTGCGAATTTTTCTTGAGTGTTTTCAGGGTTTGTTATAACCCATTCGATTAAATAATTTACCTGAACCACAACCTCATTAAGTTGAGTTATTATTTTATCAGGTTGTTTTTGCTTTCTTAAACCAAATCTGGATAATTGTAAAAAACCTCTTTTAGAATTACCAACTGGAGGAATATTTGGCTCAAGAGACGAACCTTTAAATTTACCCGCTCTCAATAATACTTCATCTTGTTTTACAATTAAATCGGCACTACCACGACCTAAAATACCATTATCACCTGGTTCAGGAAACACTCCCTTATGAACTGCTTGGTCTGTAAAAGTACCGTCTTGATTTTTTAATGGTTTTGGTGCGGTTAGTTGGGTTCCTGTCCCTGTGAATTTATTTCCACCAACATAATATTCAAACTTTGTTGTTGTTGGGCTTGAAAAAGTACTTTGTATGTAATATTGATTTAAAAATTTAAAATCTTTATTAACATAAATTACTTGTGTTAATTCATCTATTAACGGAACTTGATACATGAAATACGGCATTAAAGGATTAAAAACAAACGGATCTCTTGTTGTCCATTTGTCTTTTTCTTCATTCCATATTGGGTCATTAATACTTTTAATGATATCATTATAGTTATCAATTAATAATTTGGCTCTAATCCTACCCAACATCATTGGATCCTCATTATCAATTACCTGAGCCTGAAAAAATATTGAATTATCTTCCATTTGTTCTTGATTGGTATTCGTCTAATGATTTATTATAAAACTCTTCAATTTTATCCAAATAAAGAGTCAGTCCAATTATATTGTTTTTTGTTGATTCAAATTCAGTTGTTAATAAGTCCATCATTTCAATTAACTTATTATTCGGATGATTTTTTAAATCATTAATATCTCCTGACATTTTTTCAAATTCTTCGTTTGTCATATTATCGTTTTTTTCCAAATATGCGTAAAATACCTCCAGTTGCGGGTGGAACAATAACCACACCTTCAACTTTACCGTTTTCACTTTCTTCTTTATCCGATCCTCTATGAGTCATTAAATTATAAATTCCCATTAGGTTTGGTGATCCATCAGGTAGGGTTCCAGTTGGAATTCCCACCGATTGTAATAGTTCAATTGTGTTGATAGTTGCTCTTTCAGGTGAACTACCAGGTAAAAATTGTGTTAATAATAATAGTGGCATTGGTATTGATCCGTCAGACCTGCCAAATATAGTTTTTAATAACAACAATATATCGGTAATTAATGATTTACACTTCCTATAATCATTAACCAATTGAGATAAAATTAAAAGAAGATTAACTAACCTCAAGATTATTGCGTATTTTTTTAATCTCGCAGATCTTGATATATCGGCAATAACTGAAGTAATTAGATTTAATATGTCTTTCTTTAAAATATCATATAATGTTCTTATAAAAATAGCGCCTATTTTAGAAACAACTTCAATATTAAAACTCCTAAATGCCGATAAAAAATCTATTGAATTATTAACAATATTATTAACACCTCCAAGTGACGTATTACCCGATTGAACTATGGTATTTGCAGAAGTTATATTTTGATTGTAGTTGTTTTTGGCGTCACTTTCAACAACCTGTAGTAAAATAAAAATTGGTAGTAATACTTTTGGACTAAGTATAGATGATGCGACTGCCAAAGGTATTTGACTTAATATTTCTTTATTTACTGCGGCATCTAAATTAAAATTTGTTGGTAGAAAAGGTTGCCAATCAGGGTTTTGATATATGGTGTCTAAAACACTATTCATTGCATTCACCTGACCATCTAAGTTTAATGTATCTGAAATATTCCTAAATCTACCCAATTCATTAATTATTGTTTCATAATCAACCGGTAATTTAACATTCTCACAATCTTCAAATTCCATAACACCATTTTGAATGTTAGCAATTCTTATATCTATGGTTCTTAAATCAACTTCAGTAAATTCAAAAAAACTATTATCAACACCATCTAATTCCGCAACTTTTGAAATACCACTAACATCTATTTCTCTTCTACTATCAAAACAAAGACCTAAAATCCTTTGAAGGATTAGTGAAAACTTAGTATTTTGCGATATTTCTTGAGCACTTAAATTAGAATTAATACTTATAGCACCCGAAATAATATTCACCAAAGATTCAGTAACATCAACACTATCTATTAATTTAATTGTAGAATAATAATCTTTTAAAAACTCACCAACTTTATTCACAGGTTCACCTTCAGTCACACCAGCAGTAGTTAAACTATTTGCCGGTTTATTGATTAGTGCCACTCTGTAACAATCTTGATTAACACCAAACTGATTTGTTGGAGAATACGCAAAATCAAATAAATCTAAACCAGAGGTTCCTTGGTAATATTTACCGTATTCTTGATAGTATGAACGATTCAAATTTGAATCCTCCATTCTAAGATTTAATTCTTTATTCATTGGATACGGTAATGGTCCTGAATAAGGCTTAAAAACACCTGAAGTAACGTTAGGATTTTCTTTTTCGTATGAAACACTACCCAATTTACTATTAACTGGTGTTTTTAATAACGACCCTAAATCTATAGATTGTACTGGTACATATATTCCTTCACCAACAGGAAGTGTGGTTAGTGGATTCACCTGTAAATTTAGTTTGTCATATCCATTAAATGTTTGTTCTTGAGAACAACCTAAAGCCTTTATCGCTGAATCACCGATTATTTGTTGAACTTGAGGTTCAATTTTAACTACAACCTCTAAAAGTCGTTGTTTCAAATACTTGGTAGAGTCTAATCCGCTACCATTTGTAATATTAATTAATTCTAAAAGTTGATCAAAAGAAGTTGGTTGGTTTCTTAAATATCTTTTTTGTTGATTTGAGATATTTTCTAATGATGAATTTAAACTTGCTGTAGATTTTGCAAATGAATTTCCTGCGGAACTTTTTAATTGTTTTGCTCCGGCAGAAATTTCTTTGTAAGATTTTATTGAGTTTATTTGACTTTTAGCACTATCATAACTCTGATTTAAATCCGCCATTATTACTTCATTTTATAAGTTTCCTCGTCGTTGGAAACATCTTTATTAATTAAATTTTGGATTAGATCGTCATCTAAGTCAGCAAGAGAAAATGACTCACTTTCGGCGTTATTAGATTTTTCCCAAATACTTGATTGTAATTTAGATAAACTAATCTTTTTCTCAACACAGTCATTAACTATTTTCTGTTGTTTTTCAATAACAGGACCAATTGACATCATATCATTAGGGTCTTTTAACATTAAAAGCATTTTATTTTGAATCCTAATAGCAGTTTGTCTCTGTTCAACAAGTTCATTGTATATTTCCTGCATTAAGGCTAAAATTGAATCTTTAGTAAAATTAATTTCTTTTCGTTGTGGTCTAGGCATATCTATAAATACTTTTTAATCAGTTTTCATTTTATTTTGAATAATAATATATAATTTTTTAAATCTTTTCATTGAAGATCGTATTTCTTTTGTACTTAAATTTGTCATTTCCCTTAAAGACAAAAGAATTACATTTTTATTAAATTTATTATTATCAGCACTAGAAAATATGGATTCATAATTATCAAACAAGTCAACAAGTGCATAACCTAACTTCTTTTCATTATCGTTTAAGTTTCCACGATCAACAAAATCTTTTAATTCTTTTAAATATTCTGTAATTATAAAACTAGTATCAATTTCTTCTTCGTCTATTCTATAAGACATATCAGGTCTTTCTTCAAGACTTTCCGACATATCTTCATAGGATACTTTTCTATTGGTTTCTTTTTGGTCTTTAATGATTTGACCCATTAAATAGTTTTTACATATAGTACCAAAATATGAATAAGCCTTCTTTTCTTTAGAAGGCTTAAACTTATCAACCTTAGTCATTAAAAAAGAATGAGTGTCGCAGTGAATTTCGGTAAAATCCATATCCTTACGATATAACTTATATCGTCTAATTATGGATGATATCATCTTATCAAGAGGTCCTCTTAAGTACTCGTTGTATATTTTGTTTTTTTCTTCCGAAGTTTCTGCCAGTAAAAAATCTTTCACAGCATTTTCTTCTCTAATATCAAAATAATTTGCGCTTACCGTTTTTCTACCTCTTTTTTTAGATGAAACATCTTCTGTTGTTGCAGATAGAGTTTCTAACATTACTCATTTTCTGTTATGTAATTTATGACCCTATCGTCAACAAAAAAGAATTCTTTTTTTGCTGTTTGAACCCAAAACTTAACTTCGTCTTCTAAAATTTTATTTTCACCAAACTTATAATTCCAAAAAATTGAACCTTCTCTCATATTTGTATGCTTATACCCAAGTCTTGGTATTGTCATAATTGAAACTGAATTGTAGGTCAATCTTAATAAAAACTCATAAACAAATGTTAGTTTTATTGATGGTTTAAATCCACCAAACTCTTCAATAACACTCTTCTTAATTACAGCACCTGCGGTTTGAAAATTTTGGTAATTTTGTAAAGTTTCATTTGTTAAAACTCCCATCTCTTGACTAAAGTTTGCCGCAAATGTTGCCTCATTAGTGAATCCCGCAAATAAACCCTTTTCGTCGGTTTCAACAACCACAGGTAAAAATACTTGAGTTTCAGGAAATGAGTTGATGTATTTTTTTACATTTTTAAACCAAATAGATGCGTATTCGTCATCAAATTCAAATAAAGAAACCCAAGTACCTTTAGCATTTTTAATACCATAATTAACTTGTTCAGCATAACTTGGTTCTTTATCCCACAGTAATTTTGTAACATTTAAAGTCCCAAAATCATAATTGTTTAAATGATCAATTAACGATTCTTCAGTCGTATGGATAATTACTAACTCTTCAATATCAATAGTTTGTGATTTAATTGAGGTTATTGCCTTATCAAAATATTCATTAAAATCTCTAGATTTAGATGATTTGATAGGTAGTATTATAGATAGTGATAATTGTTCGTTCATATTATTCTTCTGTTTTAGATATTTGTTTTTCAAATGATTCAGCTCTTACATTCAAGTAAGATTCAAATAAAGAAATTACTGCAGAATCGAATTCTTGTTTATTAGTATAAGCTTCAACTGTTTTTTTCATATTATCAAAAAGTTCAACTTTGATATTATCTTCTAACCAATTTTGGATGTAATCAGCAATAAAATCACAAATCATTGTTTTATTAGTAATCCAAACACCATTATCGTCATTCATCCACTCAGGTTGCATATTTGGTATTTTACCAATAACAGGTACTCCTGATGCCATAGATTCTAACGGGAATGTTCCAAATCCACTTTCATCATCAATCCAAACACTAACAAAACAATCCCTTAAAGAGTTTGCAAATTCTTTTTCTGAAAGACCTCTCAAATCTCTAAATGTGAACCATCTATATTGAGGGAATTTTAAATAAAAAGTTTTAATTAAATTAATTGTATCTTCTTGGTTTTTAGTATGTACACCAATGATAGTCATTGGAGGAACACTTTTAGGGTAAAAATTATCGGTTATTAAAGGTTTGATAATATCAAAACTAGACTGTTTCATAACAGTTTCAATATATTCTTGTTGTTTTCTTGTTGTTGTTAAGCATTTATAAAATCCATATTGAGCCCAACTTTGACCTGGTTGTAATGTTTCAACAATATGGTTATAATTTTGACTTAAAACAATTTTACCACAAGGTAAATTCTTTATTTGTTCCATAACATAACCAAATACTTCAGGTATAATAATGAAATCTTCAGGTGATATTTCTAAATTTTGACCCTCAATTGATTTGTGAGGTATTGACATATACTCTTCATCTAACCAAGCAACAACTCCTGAGTATTCTTTTTTCTCATGTAGAATTATTGGATTAAATCCCGCGTCTAATAGAGATTTTGCCATTTGATAGATTAACCTAACAGACGCTTTAGCATTACCTTTAGTATCTTGAGTAAGAAAATAAATTCTTGACTTCTTATCTTTTAGATTCTGAATCGATTGTTTTACTTTTTCGTTTAACGATGTATCCATATTAATAGTGATTTATAAGTTTTTTATTTAAAAGGCTGTTAAATGCTAACCTAAATGGTATACTTGTGTTTGAAGTTGATTTCAACCCTAACTGTTCATCAATTTCTTCATGCTCAGTTAAAACCGTATCCATCAGCATTTTCACCAATTCAAATTTTAAAATGTTTATTTTTGTTTCTGTGCTACCCGAAGAATCATCTTCATTACCTTGATCTGACATATTCATGTACTCTTCAATTTTATCCAAATCAATATAGTAGTTTTCTCCTAATACTTTAATCATATAGTTTTTTAATTTTTGTTTCTAATTCTTTTATTTTTGTTATTGAATGTTCAACTTCAATGTGTTTATTATATGATGTTTCATATTTTATAACAATTTTTTCAGTTGGATAATTTAATAATAAGTGAGGATTTGCTGTAAGTAAAATGTCTATTGAACTCCACATAGAATTAATTGTTGATTCACTATAAAATTTTACGTTTTCAACAAGACACCCAAACTTAGAAATGAAGAATAAAGATGCCGGTTTTGATTTACCAATTTCATCAGAAACAATCAAAATATCGTGATTATCTCTCATGTTCAAATAAAAATCGTTAAAATCCATCATACTTGATACCTCAACGGATCCTGCATGACCAAAAATCTCCATCGTATGTTCTTTGTATAAAAAATTGTATAACTCATCATCATCTTTAAATTTTAGATGTTTCATAATATCTAAAGTGGTTAAGTCAGAAATTACCTCATATTTAGATTTTTCCTCATCTTCTTTGAATGGGTTATCCAAATACCATTTTTCATATTCCTGTTGTATTTTTTTTAGAGTGTCTCTTAATACTCCGTTTAATTCTATTCCAATTCTCATTCCGTTTCGTTATCGTATTTTTGTAAAATTTTACTAATTAAAGGATTTCTAACAATATCGTTTTTATCCTTAAATTCAAAAGTTGCGACATTATCATCATTTCTAAATTTTTCAATAGCATCCCATAAACCACTGTGGGTTTTATTTTTATATCGATCTGACTGTTCAACATCACCTGATATGAAAAATTTACTATTGAATCCAATTCTCGTTAATAATAATTTCATTTGACTAGGTGTTGCGTTTTGACCCTCTTCAAAAATTAAAATTGAATTATCAATATTCATACCCCTCATAAATGCCAAAGCAAAAACTTCAACAATTTCAAGTTCTTTTAATTTTTCTCTATTATCTTTACCAATAATTTTATTCAACAAATAATAAGATGGGAAAATATATGGATCCAACTTTTCCTCAACATTACCTGGTAAACTTCCTAATTTTTCTTCCGCTTCAACCGCTGGTCTTACAATAATAATTTTTTCATAAGGTGTTGTTGGGTCTGATAGTAAATCAATAGCTGCTTTCATTGTAATGTAACTTTTACCAACACCAGCAGGACCTGAACAAACAATAACTTCATTAGAAATTAAAGTATCATAATATCTTTTTTGCGTTTGAGTTAAAAACTTTTCTTTGGTTTTCTTTTTTAGAATTGAGCAAATAATCTCTTTTCTTGTTTTAGTACTACTTTCCTCACTTGAGTGAGTATGTGATGTTGTTTTTTTTGGTTTTGTATTTGCCATTTAGTTAAATTTAGCGTTTCTTTTGTTTATTTTTAATAATTTTCTTTAGTGTGGTAACACGTAACCTTATCTATCATAACGCCAATCTCCCCACTTTCTAACATAAATTTTTTTAATCTATTCCACAAGTCGGCATCTGATGGGTAGATTCTACCTTCTTCAGCATATGTGTCTCTATATCTTAAATGACATTTTGAAAAATCAATACAAACTGATGAATGTATTAAAAAAGAATTTTCAGGGTAGTATGGGTTAGTAATTTGGGGTGGAAATATTTGACCATCAAAGTTTAGTGATTTAGTTACTATGATAATAAAATTATCATTAAGTTTTTGTGATATTTCCTCTAAGTGATTTGTTTCCCAAAAATCATCATGATCTAAATGACAAATATGGTTAATCCCTTCAGATAAACATTTCTCAATACCATAGTTATTGGCATTTACACCACCTGTTGTCCATAAAATTTTTCCTTGGATGTACTTACTTCTCTCAACTGCGTGAGGTAAGTTTTCATAGTATATTTTATCTTTATCGATAATAGAGGTTGCTAATTCTATAAACTCATCATTATCTTCATAATCATCGCCTATTAAAAAAACTTTATAGTTTTGGTATGTTTGATTTTTAATGGATGTTAATGCGTGAGTTAAATTAATTTTGGTTGACCCGTCTTTTCTTTTGTATGTTGGTATTACAATTCCTATCATATATTACACTATTTTTTTTATAATAAAACAATTTCCGTCTTTCATATTTTCAGGTCTTGCACCAAACTCATTTGGAATGGTACCAATAATTTCGTAGTCGGTTAAATTTTTAACTATATGGTCAACGGCTATTTTAACTGATGGACTATATTCTTTATCATTATAATCATCAAAAATAATATATCCACCCTTATTAACAAGATTAGAGTACATTTCAAAATCTTTAATAACACCATCATAGCTGTGATCACCATCAATGAACAATATGTCTATATTATCTACAATATTAATTAATTTATTGTAGGTTTCGGTTAATTGTGAATCACCTTTAATGTATGTATATTGATTATTTAACACATTTAGTTTATCCACATTACCTTTTACAATATCTGGGTTAATCGGTGTTCCTAAATCAATACTAACCACATTAGTATTTGGTCTTTGTAACATTAAACAAGAGGATCCACCAGCATAACAACCAATTTCAACATAGTTTATTTTTTTATCTTCAAAAAGATTACCTAAATCAAATAAAATATAATAGTGATGATGAAAAGTTTGGTTGTTAATATCGTCAGATATTTTCTGAGTTAAAATTAGAGATTCTTTCATTTTATTGACCCCGCCTTTAATTTTGGATAAACATTTTAGTTGGTTTAATATTTGAATAATTTGGATTTATCTTCAAATAATGAGGTAAATTCATTCTCACATATTCGTGTATATCAACCACACCACCATGAATCATAAAAGGTTTAGTTTGACCTTCGAAATGAATCATCGGTGAACTTGTAATGTATGCGACATCAAATCCATTTTCATATAAATTGTGGAAAAGAAAATCATCACCACAATATGTTTTTAGTTGTTCTGGAATTATGGTAAATAATGATCTTCTAATACTAAAATCCCAACCTTGCATATATTTTTTTGGTTCAACAACAACATATTCTGGTATGTCTTTTTTAGTTGTGTAACTATCGTGGTTTGTTGAATGAACGGCAATACCGACATTAGGTTCGTTTTCAAAAACATGTAAAACATCCGAAATAAAATTATCGTAAATTAAAACATCGTTATTTAAAAAACATAAAATGTCTTCGGTGTATGTTTTATAAAACCAATTCCAAACTGAATTTACGGGATCGTTGGTTTTATTTTTTATAACATCAATACCTTTATCCACAAAATGATTTAACATTTCTTCTGTGCCTGGCTGATTAGAATTCTGATCAAATAATGTTATTTTGAAGTCGTTAAATTTTTGATTAAGTAATAAATTAATACAATTTTCAGTGTATTTTTTATTATTTAAATTTATTACTAAAACTCTTATTTTCATATTTTATTTATAAATTAATTTTATAACCTTGTGGGTTAGTTCCTGGTTTGAAAAACTTCAATCTGTTGTTGTATGACTCACTCATTTGTTGTAATTTCTTTGTGATTTCATCAATCTCAATTACATGTAAAATATACCCTTCATTTAATAAGTCAACACACAATTGAAATTGCTGTGATTCCTCTAAAATGTTAGTTCCCTTTTTATATGTGATATGGTCCATAACAAACGGAACCGATTTATCAGGATTTTTTTGTATAAAATGATTTTTAAGGAAATTAGAATAATTTCTATTTAAACCATCTATAGCAAGAGGTAGGTTTAAATCTAATCCAAGATTTTTAGATAAATTCCCCAACACTCTATTATCATTAGGTAATGAAGGACCGCCATATCCAAAACCATGTTTTAATGATTTTTTCCCAATCCTTGAATCTCCACCAATTGTGGTTAAAACCATATCAATCTCATTCTCAAGACCCATCTTAGACATTAAACTCCCAATCATATTACCATATGTAATTTTAGTCGCAACAAAACTACTAATTGCCAATTTGGTCAATTCAGCAGATTTAATTGACATACTATAAACATTAACAGGGACTTTTAATATCTTATTGTAAATCCCAATTAACTCGTTAGTTAATTCTTGATATTCGGTACCAATTAAAATGATGTCCGAAGATTCAATACTTGATACAATACTACCGTTAGGTGTTTGTAATGGATTATATGCCACTTGGATGTTAAACATATTTAACCTCTCCTGTATTTGTGATACATCACCAACATTAGTTGTACTACCAACAACAAATCTTTTTTGATACAAAGGTATATCTAATGAAGACGCACTATAAAAATTGGTAATAAAATCAAAAACTTTTCTTGTATCATAATCACCATCAATATTGATCGGTGTTTCAACATAAGTAAAAATTATGTCCGAGTTTTTAATAACTTCTAATGTATCCGTTGTGGCACTAAATTGCTTAGTGTCAAATAACATAGATTGAATCATAGGTTCATTTGTAATACAAACTTTTTGATTTAAGTTATAAACATAATCTTCATTATCATCATGTATCATAACTTTATATCCGTTTTTCTCACATAGTAATCCAAACGAAAGTCCTATATTTTTACCACCAATAATTCCTATTATCATAAAATTTTCAAATATTCATCCTTTATTTGTTGAGCAACCTTTAATGTATGGTATTTTTCTATGTCAGTTGGGGGATTGAATTTTTCTTTGGATAAGATAAATCCTCCCGAATCTACTTTATATATCCAACTTGGTTTTCCACACATCCAACCTTCAATAGTTGTTCTACCTAATTGAATTCCCGCAGTTTCATATGATTTCAAAATATATTCTTCAATATTCCAAGTTGCAGGGAAATGTTTAACATGAGGTTCCAATAAAATGTTCTCTAAATAGTTTCCATTGTTTTGACCAACTAACCATAACTCTTTACCTATCTCTCTGGTATATTCAATTAAATCTAAAATTGATTCTTTCCTCAAATAATCTATGGTTCCAACAAATAGAACGTAGTTTTCAGTTTGAATATCTTTTGGTTGGAATTTAGTATTATCAACAGGATTATAAATAACCTCAATCATTTCCTCAGGAATCTCAAAGTTTTCAATCAAGTGTGATTTAATCTCAGGTCTAATTGCAATATATTTTTTAATTGTTTTATCCATGATTGGATCTTCCAATCCTTGACCCATAACCTCAGAATGGATTGTAGAAATTTTATTTAACTCAGGATACATATTAAGTATTCTTTCAGTTACAGGTTTATGTTGTATGTGTATGATATCGTAATCGGCCTCAGATATTTTGTATAAATTATTAAGTATTGATACTTGTTGTCCTTCAGGAGTATTAAACGACCACTTACCGTCACCAAGTTTAAATCCAGGTGCGTTTTCAAACGAAAGACATTTAATACCTATTTTTTTAGCCATTTCGGTTAATGGACCACCAATTTGAGATAAAATAGTCACACTACAATTTAGTTTCATTAAACTTTTTGCTAGTTCATAAACATATAATTCAGAACCTGTAAAATTTCTAAAAAACAAACATGAGATTAAAACTTTTATTCTTTTGTTTGGATCAAATGGGATTTTATTAGGTAAATTTTCAGAATATTTCTGAATAAAAAACTCTCTGTTTCTCTCCCACTGTTCGTTTGTTTGACCTATGGATTTGTGAGTAATTCTCACATTTGTTATAACACCAATTTTAACACCTTCTAAATGATTTCTAAAACAAAATGCTATGTCGTAAAAATGAAAACCTTCAAATTCTTCATCAAAATTATGTTTAATTCTTGACTTACTTAGAGCAATAAAAAGACCATCAACAATTACTGTTTGTTGTATTGTTTTACCTAAATCTTCAGAGTATTTTGAAGTCCATTTTTTACCATTACTCTCGTGATTAACAATCCCAAACATATTTCTTCTACGATTAACTTCCCACCATCTACCAGTTTCGGACATGTGAGTAGTTCCCGCAACACCTAAAATGCCATAATCACTTTTTTCAAAGTGATCTTTAATTTTGTAATACCAACTATTGGTATCAAAATAAATGTCATCGTGACACAATACAACTATATCGGTGGTAGACTCTTCAATTATCTCATTATAAACTTGAGATAGTGACTTTTCACCATTATTTATTTTCTCAATTACCTCTATTTTTTTAAATCCTGAACTTTTTTTCAAGTATTCAATAAATTTTGGGTTATGTTCTCTTGTTGAATATCCTATTGTAATCATAATTAAAATATATTTGTTGAACCAAACCCATTATCACCTCTATCTTTATTTTCGACTTGTTCTACTTTTTCAAAACTAACAAATTTACCTTGAACAACAGGACATAAAACAGCTTGTCCCACCTTCATACCTTTTGGGATTGTTACTGTTGTATTATTGGTGTTGAATACAATAACTTGTATCTCACCAGTATAACCTTGATCAACAGTTCCTGGTGTATTGAGAACGGTTAATCCTTGTTTAATTGCTAAACCACTCTTAGGTCTTACCTGTATTTCATAACCTTCATCAAATGATGCCTTTATTCCTGTTGGAACTAACGCTCTTCCAAAAGGTCCAATAATGACTTCTTCTGTTGCGTGTAAATCAAAACCAGAATCCGAAGGATATGCGTATTTTGGAAAAACAGCATCTTCATGAACCAATTCAATTTTAACCGTTCTTAATCTTGCGATATCGTTTATTTCTTTTTCCATTTCATTAAATGAAAGACCTAACATATCTTCTAATTCTTTTTGATATTCTTCGTCAGGTTGAATTCCTAATTCTGATTGAATCTTTTCAAATTGCTTTTCAATCTCTTCTCTAATTTTTGGGTCGAAATGACCAAGGTTTCCTAAATCTAACATTATTTTAATTCGTTTAATTTTTTTATTACATCAATCAATACTAACACATCTTTTTCACAATATTTTACAATACCATCAATATCTTTTTTAACCCAAAATGCTTCATGAACTTTATTACCCGTTACTTCCATTGTTTTTGAAGATTCAACACCTAAACAAACACACATAAGTTCTAAAGAAGCAATCGAACCATAACCACCATATTGCCATAAATCCTTAGTGTCTAACGCCCTGATTTCCCAAGGTTTTGTGTCGTGACCTGGTAATATTTTTGGAGGCAATATACCATTCATAATCATTCTTTTCGCCATCATTGGAATGTCAAAACCTTTAACATTATGACCACACAAGAAAAATCCAAGTTCTCCAACTCTGTATAACAATTTTTGAACGTCTTGTAATAATTTCTTTTCATCAAGGTCACTAAATGTTTGTATTTTTGTTTCACCTTTGTCTGTAACAAACGCAACACTAACACAAGCAATTCTTGCAAATTCGGGAACCAAAGCAGCTCTATTCACAAACATCTGACCAACACCTTTATCGGCATCTTCAGGAAATCTTTTTTGAAACCAATCAAAATAGTTTTCAAATTGAAATGAGAGAGCTTCGTTATATTTAACCAAAGAATCCCAATCAGGTTGAACACCCACAGTTTCAATGTCTAAAAATAATATTTTTGTTATTGGTATGTTTATCATTTTCTTATTTGATTATTGATCTATAAAATTCTGCCCTATCTTTTGTCACATTCGCCAAATCATACTTATCTTTAACGGTTTCATATAACCTCTCACCCATATCTTTCGCCATATTTGGATTTTTAATTAATTTTTCAATGTATTTTGCCCAATCAGAATGATTTCTATTTTCATTTACCAACATAGCATTTCCATCAACAAAATTACCATTATCCAAACAATGTTTCAAGTCAATTGTGTATGGTCCAACATTTGACGCAATAATCGCCTTTTTATAAAAACCCGCTTCAATAACTTTTAATTGTGATTTAACTCTGTTAAACAAATGATTTTTTATCGGCGCCAAAGATACATCAAATTTTGAATAATTCTTGGCATAAGATGTAACAGGTTTTGTCCACACTCTTAAATAAGGTTCATTAATTTCATTTGGATGAGATTCTTGTGAATAATTTAATAGATATTTTTTATAATCCTCAGACAATATCGATAAATTTTGAGTGAATATTTTTTCGTATTGAGCCCAAACTGTTTCGTGAGGTAAAATATTTCTTTTCTTTTGCTCACCTGTTTGAGGATTTATTTCAGTTACAGTTCCTCTTGTATCAAAACCACATAAAACAAATTGTAATTTGTCTTTGTATTGAGTTAACCTTCCAAAATCCAATAGTTGAATATCATGTAAGTGAGATGATCCACCTAACCAACCAACTCTCAATCTATCCGATTCAAGTGTTGGTTCTTTAAATTGAGGTTCATTTGGATTAATTGCGTTTGGAAAAACTACAACATTCTTATTTAGTTTTTTTATTTCGTCCGCAAATATGGTTGTTGTGGTTGTAACATATTTTGAAGCCTTCAAATTTGCCATAATTTTTTCATTAATCTTATGGACTTTAATAATATCGTGGATTGGGTGCTCTTTTCCTGGCATCCAATAATCGTCAATATCACATACGGTTACAATACCAAACGCATCTAACATTCTAATTAAAGCGTTTGCTCTATCAAAATCATTACCAATACTTCGATGGAATACAACTATTTGATATTGTCTCCAAAAATTTATATCATCATATGATGGTTCATAAACAATATCGACATGAAATTCGTTTCCATATAAATTTTGTAAGAAAATGTGGGGATCTACTGATCTGAATTTACCCACGCCTGTTCTATCGGATGGGACAACTAATACTTTGATTTTAGACATAAAAAATTAATATATTTATAAAAATATAGTAATTTAAGTCCAATAAATAAAGAGGTTAAGATAATTTTTTGATTTTGGTCACTTTACCTTCGAAAACATGCTTTCCAACTTTAAAACTAAAAACCTCATTAGATTTTTCAAAACTTTCAGCAATTAGACCATTTTCTTGTAAAGCTTCACTAACCGCTTCATTAATCATTTTTTTGATTAATTTGTAATCAACACCACCTATTGAAGGTTGTGTTTGTTGGGTTTGTTGTTTTGGTTTTGCCGACTCAGGAATATAATTTTCTTTGTTTTTGTTCATCAATCTTGACGCTTTTTCGATCAATTCATCTGATATTGTTGTCGATTGCTGTTGTGGTTGGGCTATTGGGTGCTCCATCATTAATCTTTTAATTTCATCAGGTAATTTAGAGTTTTTAATAGCATCTACGGTTGGAACTCCAACTGGTTTTGTATTTTCTCTTGGTACATTTGATAAATAAGGTTGTTGAGTTTGTTGTGACTCTTGTAAGAATTCTTCAGGAATATTATATTTTGCGTTTGGTACGTTAAATGTTTCAGGTGAATTTAATTGTTGTAATGATGTTGGTGGTAATCCTCCATTCATTGAATTTGAACTTTTAATTCCATCAGCCTTATCCATAATGGCCTTTGATAAAGCCAATTTATCCATTAATCTTTCCATCTTATTCTACATTTTGTTGTTCTGGTGTTGTAGGTGTTGTTGGATTATCAAATTTAGCATTAATAATAACACTAACCATACTTTTATCACCATTGAAATTATAACCTGGTTTAGGTTGATTGTAAACCTCACCAGTTGGTTTGTTTGATAAAATTTTATCTAATCGAAAAAGTCTCCATCCTGGTAATGGTTGCTCTCCCTTAAATCCTGTATGTGAAGCACCTTCACTATCCCAAGCTCTTAAAACTTTATTTCCTGCTTTACTAACACCTAAGCAAACTGGTTCAATTTGTCTTAAACCTCTACCACCTGGTTCATCACCATCATAATAGATAATAGTAACTTTTCTACCTTTAATTGCGTCAATAATACTATCTAAAGATGCAATCTCACAAATTAAACTTTTTAATGCTCCTTGTAGTTTCATTAGAAATTAGGATATACTTTTGACGAGTTAAATTTATTAATCTTGATATCATTTTTTCTTTCGACGATATCATCAATAGTTCCTGCGTTTACGTTGTATACATCTAAGAACGCACCTGTACCTCTACCCATTGAGTCTCCATCAGCAAGTGCATCACGGTTAACTACCGAATATTCATTACCGACAGAATTGAAATCATTTTTAGGGATTAATTTCGCTCTTTCTTGTTCGGCAATTGCTGTAAGAGCATTTGCTTCTGTTTGATTTAAATCTACAGTGATTTGTGTTGACATAATTTTATATTTTTGATATTAGTTCGTTTATTCTCTTAACATCTTCATTAACCGATGGATTATATTTATCTGTGGTTTTTAAATGTTCTTGAGATGGTCTTACATTAGTAAAATCTTTTTTCTCATGAGGATCAATAAATTGATTCATCATACCTGTGTTCATTTTATTTGTTTTACTATTTTTTACATACTCTCTCATTCTCCTCAACTCATCATTAACCCAGTTTTTTATTTCAACACCACCGTTTAATATAAATGAAGGTTCCTTATGATTACCCTTAAACGTATCGAAAAAGTTTTTAATCCTCTTCAATTGTTTGTAGGTGATAAATTTTTGAGATTGAAGTTCTTTATTTCTTTTATAACCTTCAGTATTCTCATCGGCATTCTTCACCATATGAAAACATTTTCTCATATGTTCCCTTTTATCTGAAGGAAATTCTATTTCATTATCGTATAAACTTCTATTCACCTTTTTTTATGAGTTTAATTAAATCTTCTTTTGAATATCCATTTTTCTCAACATGTTTCAAAAGGGATTTTAAATTCTTTCTAATTAATAGTGGTAATTCGTCAATACTTTTACCCATTTCTTTTTTACCAACTTCAGAATCTTCCGAATTTTTTTTATTCATTAACATATCTTCCACAACTTTAATCATTTTCTGTTTTTGAATTTCCGATAGAGTTGCTCTTGTTACAAAATTTTTATCTTTATAATATTTTGATTTCTTATCTTTTTTACCTGTTGGGTCTTGTCCTTTTTGTTTTGTTCTTTCTTTTGCCTCATCAGGATCCATTCCCATTTTTTTAACTAAATACTTGTAAGTTTGAGCACCATCCATATCTTCAGTTTCTTCATAACCAAATGCTCCTGACATATCAATTTCACTAACTTCTTCAACTGACTCACCATAATATGTCCTATAACCACGAGAAATAGGGTCGTTGGTTATTCTTGCAGCTGCAACAGTTTGGTCCATAGTTTTTCTTGGGTGTAATCTTGGATCAAGAATTGGGATGTTAGAATTTGAAAACGCTCCATCGGAATTAACTAATTCTTCCAAATCTTTTTTAACACCTTTAGTCGTTTTTATTTTTTTATCTTTAACAATTTTTTTAAGTCGGTTTTTAACCTTATTGCCTTTACTTTTTTCAAAGTCTAAAACTTCGTCTTTTTTACGAGCCTCTGTTAAATTCTCCTCTACGGAGTAATATAACGAGTATTTATCTCCCTTATCTCTAAGCAAAAAATAATACGGTGATGAATAAAATTCTATGTCTGTTGTAATCATCTCTTCTTTTTATAATATAAATACTAAGTCATAAGGTATTTATCATAATAAAATGGCATATCAAAATATAAATCAATATAATTTTAGAAGATTTGGTCTAAAACCTGTCAACGAAATAACTGACTTGTGTTTGGCCTCGGATGAGAAGGACTACGATCAAGAGGTTATTTTTTCACCACTATTAATTGGAGAAGATGATGGTAATAGAATGCCGTTCAAATTTGATTTTAATAGTAGTGGAACCACATTGTGTCAAATTTCACCATGTGTTTTTAGTAGCGATACTATTGTGTCTGAAAACTATTGGAATCCAACAGATACTGACCCAAATTTTTGTCCAATAGTTACAGATTTATGTGATGTTGGATTAACAGGTATTGATAATGGTTTAGTTCAGAATATGTCTGGCGAAACCATTCAAATAACCACAGGATTATACACAAACATTACCGACAAATTTAGTCGTTATAAGTATGATAGGAGGATGAAATTACATCCTATCACAGGTTTTACAACCACACAAAATAGATTATGGGATGATGGTTCATACACCTATGATTTATCATACACAAATGTGGGTGGTGATATTGGATATGTCGCAAGCTTAAATGGTGGTTTTTATCAAGGATTCTATAAACTAGCGGGTTATGATTATCAAGTTTTTCCCGAAAGAGTTAGTTTAGGGTGGACTGCTGAATTCATGTTAAAATATAGGTGGACTGGTAATACTTCAGTTGGACTAAATGTTAGATACCCTGAAAATAAAGGAACCTTCTTTTATATGGGGGCTAGGGCTGAAAATAAATTTTATCATTATGCAGATGGTAGTCCAAAACAAGATACGGGTTACACAAGAGTTACATCAGGATTAACATGTATACACACTTGCGGTTGTGCCAGTAGTGCTAATACCTCCTCACAATGCCTTCAAGTTTATCAACCATCAGGAGGTACTATTACAAATTGTGCTTGCGGGTGTGCGTGTGATTGTAAAACTACCGCACAATATCCAGAAAAAAATCCACTATATGATGAAGTTTCAAATGCGTTATCATTAAGGTTGAGTGGTGATACTGGTAGTCCAAAATTATGTGTTAAAACCTATAGAATAACTGGTGGGTGTGAAAGTACGGGAACTTGTTTAACAGGAATAACTTATGTTACAGGAACCTCAGTTACCGAATGGTGTTCAACAAGAGGAATTTTTGATGATTGTTCAGGTACAACTTACCCAAATGTAGAACATTGGGTTCAAATTGATGCCGTATTTGAAAGAAAAGAATGGTTAGATACTTGTGATTTATATGATAAGGGTGGATTGGGCCTATTGGTAAAAGATGTGTATTTCGCAACACTTGAAAACAGAAGTGTTTCTTTAATAGAACCTCCAATCACTCATGAGCAACCGTATGATCCTGCTTCAACTGAAGTCGTAACATTTAACGATATGTGGACTGAGGAAGAGAAGTATAGATTGGGAACACTTAAGTTTTATGTTAATGGTAAATTATTCATGGTTGCCGAAAACTTTGAAGAAATTATTCCAAGGTTATTAAATACAGAAAAAGAAAAACAAATTGGTGTTGCATATAATATATCTATTGGTGGTGGTACTCAAGGACTTCACGACAATTTAACTTTTTCAGGTGGGTGTCCAACAGACTTAAATAATTTACAATATCAACAAGACCCTGAATGTTTAACAACTCACGATTTAGATAATACAATTTATTCAGGTTTAACAACACATATTAGATTAGAGGAACTTTTTGGCGGTAGTATGATTGGCGACATCAGTTCGTTTAGGATGTATACTGAACCATTAAATGCAGGACAAATAAAACACAACTTTAGAATATTAAAAAATAAATATAATTTATTAAATCCTGACTGTGTTGATTGTAGAATTGTAGTACCTGATAATGATTTAATTTACGGACCAGTTCCATGTAATGATTTGGAATACGACTTAATTAAATGTCCAACTCCAACTCCAACACCTACTCCAACAATAACACCTACACCAACTATAACTACTACACCTACCACAACACCTACACCAACTCCAACACCTATTGGTGAATTATTAATGGAAAATGGTGGTCTACTTTTACAAGAAAATTTAAGTGCTATCAATATAGAAGTTGCCGGACCAACTCCAACACCAACACAAACACCAACAGTTACACCAACAATAAGTTTAACACCAACTCAAACTCCTACGGAAACACCAACACCTACACCAACCGAAACTCCAAACCAAACACCTACAAATACACCAACACCTACACCAACGGTACCGTACTATTTATTACTTCAAGATGGTACAATATTAACAGCAGAAAACGATAATAGTATTGAAATAAATTTCATATAAAAAAATATAAAAATGGCAAATACAAAAATAAGTGATTTACCAATATTCACAGGAAATACTGATGGTTCATACCTTGTTATGAATAACAGTGCTAATACAGAAACATTTAAAGTAACAAAAGAAACTTTATTTGAAGGTTTTAGTGGAAGTTCAGGATCAAGTGGTTCATCAGGAACCTCTGGTTTGGACGGATCAAGCGGTTCATCGGGGACTTCAGGTATTGATGGATCAAGCGGTTCATCAGGAACCTCAGGGATAGATGGATCGAGTGGTTCTTCTGGAACTAGTGGTATTGACGGTTCTAGCGGTTCATCAGGAACTTCGGGATCAGACGGTAGTTCAGGTTCGTCAGGGACTTCAGGATCAAGTGGATCATCAGGAACTTCTGGATCAGATGGTTCAAGCGGATCTTCAGGAACTTCAGGATCTGATGGTAGTTCAGGGTCAAGTGGAACGTCAGGTTCAAGCGGTTCATCAGGGACTTCTGGTTCATCAGGAACTAGTGGTGAAGATGGTATATCAAATGTTTTGTTTAATTTTCAAGCAAAAACTACAATTTACTCAGGAGATCCTGGATCGGGTTATATTATTTGGGATAACATAACACAAAGTGCTTCAACATCTATAAATGTTAGTAACTTAGAATTAGGTGGAGATAATATAAACATATTTTTATCTTACATAAAAGAAGATGCTATTATCCTTATTCAGGATAAAACAGATAGTACAATATATCAAGAATACTTAGTAGGAACACCAGTTTCTAATGTAACTTACTGGGAATACCCTGTAACTTTGGTTGAAGGTGATGCCCAATTCTCAGATAACCAACAAATATTATTTATTGTTGTGGCTCAACCATCAGGAACTAGTGGTACTTCAGGAACGTCAGGTACTAATGGTTCAAGTGGATCATCAGGAATTAGTGGTACCGACGGATCAAGTGGTTCTTCCGGAACTTCAGGATCAGATGGATCAAGTGGTTCTTCTGGGACTTCAGGATCAGATGGATCAAGTGGTTCTTCTGGAACATCAGGTATTGACGGATCTAGCGGTTCTTCTGGAACATCAGGTATTGATGGATCTGGCGGTTCTTCTGGAACATCAGGGACTGATGGATCAAGTGGTAGTAGTGGATCAAGTGGTAGTTCTGGAACTTCGGGTACTAGCGGTGAGAATGGTGTATCAAATGTTTTATTTAATTTTCAGGCAAAAACTACAATATATTCTGGTGATCCTGGATTAGGTTATATCATTTGGAATGATGTTACACAAAGTGCGTCTACATCAATAAATGTTAGTAATTTCCAAACTGGAGGTGATAATATAAACTTTTTCTTGTCTTTTATACAAGAAAACGCCACAATAATTATCCAAGGAAAATCTAATAGTGTATTATATCAAAAATATCTTGTAGGAACACCAGTTTCTTATGGAACTTATTGGGAATACCCTGTAACTTTATTAGAAGGAGGTTCCCAATTCTCGGATGATCAAGAAATATTATTTATAGTTGCTGCTCAACCATCGGGAACATCTGGAACTTCTGGTTCTTCTGGTTCTTCTGGAACTAGTGGTATTAACGGTTCAAGCGGATCTTCAGGAACTAGTGGTACTGATGGATCAAGTGGTTCATCAGGTATTTCTGGATCAGATGGTTCATCTGGATCATCTGGAACATCAGGTGTTGATGGTTCAAGCGGGTCGTCAGGAACTTCAGGTATTGACGGATCAAGTGGTTCATCTGGAACTTCAGGGTCATCTGGAACTTCAGGGTCATCTGGAACTTCAGGGTCATCTGGAACTTCAGGGTCATCTGGAACTTCAGGTACTAGTGGTGAGAACGGTATATCAAACGTGTTATTTACTTATAATGCTGAAACAGACATCAACACAGGAAATCCTGGTTCTACTAATATACTTTGGAGTAATACAATACAAATAAACTCAACATTCATAAATGTTAGTAAGTTTGATTTGGCTGGAAATAATGTAAATTTATTTTTAGATTTTATAAAAAATGGTTCAAGTATTGTTATTCAAGATCCAAATAGTGATTTAATATATCAAAAGTTTTTAGTTGGTCAACCAGTTAAATTCTCAACTTATTATCAGTTCCCTGTTACTTTATTAGAGGGTGACGGTCAGTTTAATAATAATCAATCTATATTGTTTATTCTACTAGCACAACCATCAGGTACCTCAGGTAGCTCTGGTTCAAGTGGATCATCAGGAACTTCTGGTTCAAATGGTTTATCAGGGTCTTCAGGAACATCAGGAACATCAGGATCAAATGGTAGTTCGGGAACTTCTGGTTCATCAGGAACATCGGGAACTACACCAGCATCTTTAATTCCGGAATACAACTCAATTTATCCAACAGCAGGTTCAACAACAAGTTCTACATCATACGCAGATTTACCTGGATCAACTTTAACCCTTCCATCGGCTGGTACATATAGAATTTACTATAATATGAGTGTGGTTAATAATACCTCAGGTGGTAATACATCATTTGCAATAACAGACACAAATAATACGGCATTTACAGGTAGTGCGGGTAATACCAAAGAATCCGCAGGATCAACAATTGCGGTAATGGCAAGTCAGGAAATTGTAATAACGATTACCTCATCAACTACAATAAAAATGAGGTGGAAAACAAATGGTACAGGAACATCTACTTTGGTTAATAATAATACAACTTCTAATTCAGTATTTGGATTTGAAAAGATAGGTGGGTTTGTTCCGTCAAATGGAACTGCTAGTAGTTACATAAATACGTTAAGAACAGGAAGTGAGCAAACATCATTATCTGGCGGAACTGATATAATATTAAACACAATAGGTTCAACAACAAATACTATTCCATATAACACCACAACAGGTGTCTATACACTTCAAGCAGGAGTTACATATGAACTATTTACGAGTTTAAGTTTGACGATAAGTACCTCTGAATGGGCAGTTATAAGTTGGGTTGATGCGACAACTAATAATATATTACCAGGAATATCACTCGGTATTTTTCAAGCAACTAATCGTAATACTACGGAAACAAATTCACAAACAACAGGAGGAATATACACACCATCGACAAATCAAACAATAAAGTTGAGATGTACAAGTACTGGTGGATCATCAACATTCTCACTTCGTAATAATTTATCTTATGCGACAATCCAACAACTTGGAACCACAAATGTTTCTCAATTCGTAGGAACATTATCTAATGAATGGGCAAGTGGAAACACTTATCCGTCAGGAACATTAGTTGTAAATAATAAAATTATCTATCAAGCAAACTCAACAATACCGGCAGGAACACCATTTGTTACAGGTTCAACTGGTAATACATATTCTTTAATTGGTGCGACAGGAACATCAGGAAGTTCAGGTTCAAGTGGTTCGTCAGGATCTCCTTCTTTCATTCTCCCAAATACTACTACTAGTCAATGGGTACTTTTAGGAACATGGAATACTTTCCAACAAGGAGCAACTTTATACATGAGGATAGTATCGCATGGGGGTTACAACGCCCAAACTAGTCAAAACCAAGTAACAGAACTTTACTTTAAAACATCAAATGGAGTATCTTTCCAGACAGGTGCTGCGGGTGGTAACTTTTTTGGAGATGGTTTAGCGTATAGGAATACCGCGTTAGGTAATCAAGGATTTGTTCCAGAAATTATCAGAGTAGTTCAGGTAAGCAATACGCAATATCAAGTTTACGGATTTTTCAATGCAGGGTTTATAGACAACTCAACATACCAAATCCAAGCACCTAGTACAACTATATGGACACATAGTGGAACAGTAGTTTCTGCACCTACAGGAACTTACATAAACATTACTCCAAATGGAGGTACAAATCCACCAACAAGAGAATATAGAAGAAGTCAAACATTTAACTTACAAAACGCTTTCGATGTAATAATAGATTGGGATATTCAAGATTTTAATAGTATCACAGATCTTACAGAATCTAATGGAGTTATTACAAATATTGCTAACTACACAAGAACATTTATTTTTGATTATCAGGTAGGTGTTGCTGCGGGTTCAAATATTATAGAAAATAATTTTTTTATTACTAAAAATGGAACTCCTACCGGAACTAATAGGATAGCAACCTTTATTATTAATCCCGTGAATCAACCGAACGCATTACATCGATTATCGGCAACAATAACAATGGCTCCAAATGACACTATTAGATGTTATCAATATGTAACATCGGTTTTAGCGGGAGTATGGCAGGCAAGTCCAAATATATTTGGCACATCTGCGGGACATTCAACAAGATTAAAAATAACAGAACTATAGTATAGTATTAGATTTTCCAATAAACCCGTCAACAACATTTGTTTTTCAAATACAAAATTAAACATCATCAAATCAAATAGTTAGATGGGGATATATCAGACAATCATTTCAATAAACTAACACCAAACGTATGTATACCACAGATTGTAACTATTTTAGAATAACAAATTATAATAATGTCCAAGAGGGGTATTATCGATGGACTGGATGTACTGGTATTATCGGTGTTACCCCTATCAAACCTATTCAAACGAATTATTTTTGTGCGAAAAGTTTGTTGGTTGAGGAGTATGGCGCTCCTCTTGATGTTGTGTTTATGGGATTATGTCCTTCAAACACACCAACTCAGACATTAACACCAACACCGACTCCGACACCTGTGACACCAACACCTACTCCAACACCTGTGACACCAACACCTACTCCAACACCGAGTACAACTCCAACTATTATATTCGTGTATAATTTATGGACGGGTGGTTATTATCAAAATGTTTGTGAATCAGTTAATTTTGGGACACCATCGAATGTTACAATTTATACAACAAAACCATTTGAACTTTTGGTTCCTGGTGATAATGTGTTCGGTAATTCATCATTAACTATTCCACCGATAAATTCAAACTTCACAATCTCAAACGGCAATAGATTTATACAGATTAGTGGAACTTTGATATTAAATGTTGGTTTATGTTAAACATTAAATAAAACTTTAAGTATTTATAATTATTATGGCAGATTGTGGTGTATTAATTTCAAGTGTAAATTTAAGTGGATTAACAACCGAGGTTACTTTTTTTCCTGAAACAGGAGGTACGGTTAATTTGGGAACTCAGACGTTTCCATTCAGTAATGTGACTGATTATCCATATGGAACGTATAGTTGTTATGTTCCAACATATGCATATACATACACAATTGTTGTTAGACCAGAACTTACTATTGATATTCAATCTTATTATTCACCAGGTTCAATTTATGCTGGTTATGGTGCAACATTAAATACTCTTTCGGATGTTGAAATAACCATAACATTTATTGACCAAATTAGAACAACAGGGTCACCTATAAATAATCCTGTAACCATAGTTGTACCTTTTGGTGATTTAACAGGTTTCACTCAAACAATAATTAACGAACCATATTCTGAGGTAGTTCAAATATCTGATTTTGAAAATATCAATATTTCAGCATCTGGTTCAATATATGAGTTTGAAACCATAACAGGTTTTACATATAATGCAACACCTACTCCAACGCCTGATCCAAGTGTAACTCCAACTCCTACCGTAACTGAAACTCCAACGGCAACACCGGGAGAAACTCCTACAAATACGCCAACTACGACTGTAACGGAAACTCCAACATCTACTCCGGCAGAAACTCCAACATCAACTCCGGCAGAAACTCCAACCAACACACCAACATCAAGTGTGTCGGCAACTCCAACTAAGACACCTACAAATACACCTACTGAAACACCAACAAATACTCCGACTACAAGTGTTACAAACACACCTACAATAACTCCAACTGAAACACCAACAAATACTCCGACTACAAGTGTTACAACCACACCTACAATAACTCCAACAACTACTGTTACTGAGACTCCAACAAATACGCCAACAACAACCGAAACTCCAACTAATACGCCAACTACAACAGTTACAAACACACCAACAACTACCACAACCGAAACTCCAACTAATACGCCAACTACAACAGTTACAATTACACCTACAATAACACCAACTAATACACCAACTCCAACAGTTACACAAACAAGTACTGAAACTCCTACACCAACTGCGACTGAAACTCCTACTCAAACTGTAACACCTAGCGTAAGTGAAACTCCTGGTTTAACTCCAAGTGAAACGCCAACTAATACACCTACTAATACTGAAACGCCAACTAATACACCTACTAATACTGAAACGCCAACTAATACACCGACCACAACCAACACTCCAACCGCAAGTGTTACAACAACACCTACAATAACTCCAACAACCACTATAACTGAGACACCAACAAATACGCCAACCACAACTATTACAAATACACCTACAAATACACCTACGCCAACATCAACTCCAGCTTTAAGTAGTTTTATAATGGAGGTTGATACAACCAAATCAGGGTCTGCCTCTGATACGTTTATAATACCGTTAGATTCATCATTAACATATAATTTTATTGTTGATTGGGGTGATGGTAATGTTGAAACAATAACATCATCATCTGATGTTACTCATGTTTACTCAACACCTGGTATATATGACATTAAAATAAATGGAACATTCCCAAGAATAAGGTTTGCGAATGGTGAAGGGGACAGGTTAAAAGTTATAGAAATTAAAAATTGGGGTAACATTGTTTGGAGTTCATTTAATAATTCTTTTGGTGGTTGTAGTAATATGGATGTTACGGCAACAGATACTCCAAACCTTTCTAATGTAACCAGTTTAAGTAATATGTTTAACCGTTGTTCATCGTTGATAGGTAATTCTTCGTTTAACAATTGGGATACAAGTAATGTTGAAGATATGAGTGGCATGTTCTTTATAGCAACATCATTCAATCAAGACATTAGTTCTTGGAATACAAGTAATGTAACATCATTTAACTCTATGTTCACACGAGCAGAATCATTTAATCAAAATATTTCATCTTGGAATACCAGCAGTGTGACGGATATGAGAGCCATGTTTAGCGGGGCAACATTGTTCAATCAACCTATCGGTTCTTGGGACACAAGTAATGTTGTTGATATGGCATCTATGTTTACCGAAGCAATATCATTTAATGAATCTATTGGTTCGTGGATTACAAGTGGTGTGACCGTTATGACAAATATGTTTGGTAGTGCCACATCATTCAATCAACCTATAGGTTCTTGGAATACAAGTAATGTAACAAATATGAGATTTATGTTCCGATTCGCTTCGGCATTTAATCAAAATATAAGTTCGTGGGATACAAGTAGTGTTACAAATATGTTAGCAATGTTTGACATGGCAACATCATTCAATCAACCTATCGGTTCTTGGAATACAAGTAATGTAAATGATATGAGTAGTATGTTCTTAGGTGCAACATCATTCAATCAAGATATTAGTTCTTGGAATACAAGTAATGTGGGTCTTATGAATGGTATGTTTAGTGGAGCAACAGCATTTGACCAAAACATTGGTTCTTGGAATATAAACGGGTTATATACTTTCTTTGACGGTTCTATGAATAGCATGCTAGACAATTGTGGTATGAGCGTTGAGAATTATTCAAGAACATTAATTGGTTGGGCTAATTACACTAGCGGTAATCTTGATGTACCATCGTTAGTTACATTAGGTGCCGTAGGAAGAGTTTACGATTGTGTTGATTATGTATCAGGACAAACTTATAACAATGCAGGTGTTGCAAGAGAATATTTGGTTTCAGGAACTCCTAGTTGGACTATAATTGGTGACACCAGATCACCTTCATGTCCTTCACTAACTCCAACTCCAACAATGACACCTACCATAACTCCAACTCCAACAGTAACCTCATCATTAACCCCAACTCCAACAATCACACCAACAAGAACTACAACACCTACTCCAACAATTACACCAACAAAAACCATAACTCCTACGCCAACAAAAACACCGGTAATACCACAACCTGAATTCATACTAACAGTTGATACAAGAATAACTGGTGGTACCTCTTCAGCCACAAATAGATTTGTTTTACCATTAAACGCATTTGCGTCTTATAACTTTAATGTAAATTGGGGTGATGGTACCTCTCAAACAGTAACAACTTCAAGTAATGTTACTAAAACCTACGCAACACCAGGAATATACGACATAAAAATTACAGGAACATTCCCACGAATATTCTTTAATAATACAGGTGATAGATTAAAAGTTCTTAATGTTAAGAATTGGGGTAATATTGTTTGGTCGATATTTGCTGCGGCATTTAGAGGTTGTAGTAATATGGATGTTACGGCACCTGATGCTCCGATTTTAAGTGCGGTAACAGAAGTAACTGAAATGTTTTTATCGTGTACTTCGTTATCTGGAACTTCGGCATTTAGTTCATGGAATGTAAGTAATATCCAAAACTTTAACTTTATGCTTTCGGAAACACAATTCAATCAAGATGTAAGTTCTTGGAATGTTGCTAACGGACAACTTTTTACGGCATTGTTTAGAGGAACACCATTTAATAAACCTTTAAATTCATGGAATATGGCTAATGCGGTTGCTACGGCTTCTATGTTCCAAAATAACGTACATTTCAATCAACCTCTAAATTTATGGAATACAGGTAAATTGGACACAATAAGTACTATGTTTGAAAATGCAACAGCATTTAATCAAGATATTAGCATGTGGAACACAAGTACAATTAGGTTTATGGAAGGTACATTTAGAGGTGCCACAGCATTTAACCAACCAATAGGTTCTTGGAATACAGGTAATGTAACAACTATGCAAGATTTGTTCCAAAGAGCAAGAGTATTTAATCAACCTATTGGATCATGGAATACGGGTAATGTAACTATTATGTCTGGTATGTTTAATGAAGCGGAAGTATTCAACCACCCAATTAACTCATTTAACACTAGTAAAGTGACAAATATGTCAGTTATGTTTCAAAATGCGTTTGCATTTAACCAGCCAGTAGGTTCGTGGAATGTAAGTGGTGTGACAAGTATGTCACTTATGTTTGCAGGAGCGGCATCATTTAATCAAAATATTGGTACATGGAACTTGAGACTTAATGGTGTGGGTATGAGTTTTATGTTGAATAGTTGTGGTATGAACATTGAAAACTATTCAAGAACATTGATTGGTTGGGCTAATTATGCGAGTGCTAATGCTAACAGACCTCTTAATGTTACTTTGAATTCAAATGGAAGAACCTACAACTGTATTAATTATGTGACAGGTCAAACTTATAATAATGCGGTTGTCTCAAGGTCTTACTTAGATGTAGGTGCTCCGAATTGGAGCATTTCCGGTGATGCCCAAGTTGGCACTTGTTAGAATAATTTAATATTTTTTTTAATAAAAGATAATCTTGTAATATTTATTTATAAAATAAGAATAAATATGGCATGTAGTAAATATACATTAACTAATACCGGTTCTACCGTAGTAAACTTTAACTATAGAAAATGTGACGATTCTATGTGGCAATATCAGGTAAACCTTAATCCAAATGAAACAAAAAATATTTGGTTAATCAACGGAACTTATGATGTTGCTCAGGTATTTGAATCAAAAATTGTGTTAGTTAATGATGGTGTATACCCTTTAACTCCAACACCAACAAGAACTCCAACACCGACACCAAGTCCAACAACAACCACAACACCAACACCGACTATTACACCTACGCCTACAATTACTCCAACTAATACTCAAACACCTACTATCACGCCTACTATTACACCTACCGCATCACAAACATTTTTCTTCACATATTACTTAGGTTTTGACCCTTCTAATTCTTTAGATGCTTGTGCGGGTACACTTGACCCATACTATCTTGGATATTTTTTCAGACCTGAACCAAGTCTTGGTGAACGCATTTACATTAATAACACACTTACAACACCAGCACCTGATGGATTCTATTCTAACGGAACCGCTTGGTGGCAAGTAACGGGAGGATCTGGATTAATTACCTCAACCGATCCTAACGGGTGTTAATGAAAAATATTTGGTTAATTTAATCAAACTAAGATTTATATAACATTTTATTTTATTCTACTTAAGTTTTATAAAACAAGAATATTTATAAAATAAAAGAATATGCCAAATTTACCAATATCCCAATTACCATTAACAACATCAGGTCAACCTGAATCTTATATGGTGATTGTTAATTATGATGTAGATCCGTCAGGAGTCACCAATAGAATATATTTTTCATCATTAACACAACAGTTTTCAGGATCAACTGGAACAACAGGGTCAAGTGGAACATCAGGATCAAGTGGAACCTCAGGTTTAGATGGATCTAGTGGTTCATCAGGAACTAGTGGGTCTGATGGAAGTTCAGGTTCTTCTGGAACTTCTGGAACAAGTGGTCAAGATGGAATTTCAAACGTATTATTTAATTTTCAAGCAAAAACAACAATCAATACAGGAGATCCTGGTATAGGTTATATTATTTGGAGCAATCCAACTCAAGTTAACTCAACCTTTATAAATGTTAGTAGTTTTCAAACTGGTGGAGATGATATAGGTATATTTTTATCTTTATTAAAAGAGGATACTACCGTTGTTTTACAAGATAAAACAAATAGTTTATTATTTCAAAAGTTTAATATTGGTACATCAACTTATAACGGAACTTATTGGCAATACCCTGTAACTTTATTAGAAGGTAATACTCAATTCTTAGATGATCAAGAATTGTTATTTATAGTTGCTGCTTTACCATCAGGAACAAGTGGATCGGATGGTAGTTCAGGTTCGTCAGGAACAAGTGGTATTGATGGTAGTTCAGGTTCGTCGGGAACAAGTGGTATTGATGGATCAAGTGGTTCTTCAGGAACTAGCGGTACTGATGGTTCAAGCGGATCTTCGGGTGTTTCAGGGTCTGATGGTTCAAGCGGGTCATCTGGAACATCAGGTGTTGATGGATCAAGTGGTTCTTCAGGAACAAGTGGTATTGATGGTAGTTCAGGTTCAAGTGGAACAAGTGGTATTGATGGTAGTTCAGGCTCGTCGGGAACATCAGGTTCGGACGGTAGTTCAGGCTCGTCGGGAACATCAGGTTCAGACGGTAGTTCAGGATCAAGCGGAACTTCTGGTGTTGACGGATCAAGTGGTTCTTCAGGAAGTTCTGGTTCATCTGGAACATCAGGTTCAAGTGGATCATCAGGAAGTTCTGGATCATCTGGAACATCAGGAACAAGTGGTGAAAATGGTATATCAAATGTACTATTTGAATATAGGGCAGATACTCTCACATATTCAGGAGACCCAGGTTCAACAAGAATCCTTTGGAGTGATATAACACAAAGTGCTTCTACATTTATAAATGTTAGTAAACTTGATTCTACTGAAACTAATATAAATGTATTTTTAGATTTTATAAAAAATGGTTCAACCATAGTTATTCAAGATCCAGATAATGATCTTATATATCAAAAGTTTTTAGTTGGTCAACCAGTTAAATTCTCGACTTATTTTCAATTTCCAGTCACCTTATTAGAGGGTGATGGTCAGTTCAATAATAACCAAACTGTGTTATTTATTCTACTTGCACAACCATCAGGAACATCTGGTTCAAGTGGTTCAAGTGGTTCATCAGGTTCAAGTGGAACATCTGGTTCAAGTGGTTCATCAGGAACTTCTGGATCGGATGGTTCATCAGGTTCAAGTGGAACGTCAGGTTCAGATGGTTCAAGTGGTTCATCAGGAACTTCTGGGTCAGATGGATCAAGTGGTTCATCAGGAACTTCAGGTATTGATGGATCAAGTGGTTCATCAGGAACGTCTGGTTTAGACGGATCAAGTGGTTCATCAGGAACTAGCGGAACAGATGGAAGTTCAGGTTCATCAGGAACTAGTGGATCGGATGGAAGTTCAGGTTCATCAGGAACTAGTGGATCTTCAGGTTCAAGTGGAACATCTGGTGTTGATGGTTCAAGCGGTTCGTCAGGAACCTCAGGATCAAGTGGTTCGTCAGGAACATCAGGTTCATCAGGTACTTCAGGAACATCAGGTTCAAGTGGAACGAGTGGTGAGAATGGTATATCAAATGTATTATTTAATTTTAAGGCAGAGACCGACATCAATACAGGAAATCCTGGTTCTACCAGTATTATTTGGAGTAATCCAATTCAAGTAAACTCAACATTTATAAATGTTAGTAAGTTTGACTTCGCTGGAAACAATGTAAGTGTGTTTTTAGATTTTATAAAAAATGGATCGACTATTATTATTCAAGATCCTGATAGTGATCTTATATATCAAAAGTTTTTAGTTGGTCAACCAGTTAAGTTTTTATCTTATTTCCAATTCCCAGTTACCTTATTAGAGGGTGATGGTCAATTTGATAATAACAAAAGAATAATGTTAATTCTTATTGCACAACCATCAGGAACTTCTGGTAGTTCGGGTAGTTCTGGTTCATCAGGAACATCAGGATTAAATGGTAGTTCGGGAACTTCTGGTTCAAGTGGTTCATCAGGAACTTCTGGATCGTCAGGTTCAAGTGGAACATCAGGATCGTCGGGAACTAGTGGTTCATCAGGAACTAGTGGTAAAGACGGAACAAGTGGAACATCAGGATCGGGTTCTGTTGTTGTTTTTACGGCATCAACTCAGATTACACGAGGATATGCTGTTAGATTAAACACTAACGGTCAAATAGTTAATGGTAGTTTTGACACTAATTTACCAATTATAGGTATTGCTCAACAATCAGGAACAACAGGTACAACAGTACAGGTTTCAGTTGAGGGTAGTGTGTCAGAGGTTCATACAGGTTTAACACCAGGTTCTGATTATTTTGCAGATGCTAATGGATTGATAACATTAACAGGTCAAACTTATGTGGGAATTGCTTTATCACCAACTCAAATAAATGTTATATTTTCAACTTCTGGTGGAATATCAACACCATCATTAGCGGTAATAGATAATACGATTGGTAATCCTATAAACATATCAGCACCTGGTCGTTATATTGTTCCAGCGTCTGGTGTTACAGGATCATTTATTGGTCAGCAAAATAACTATGCGGACTATAATGGTACCACATTCACATTTGTATCACCATCAACGGGTGATAAAGTATCAATAGCAACTGGTCCTAACGCAGGAAATGTTTATACATATACTATTCTTGGTTGGGTTCTATCAGGACAAGTTACAATCATACCAACTTCAAATTGGATTATAACATCAAGTTATAGACAAAATGATTTGGTTATTTATAATAATATTCTTTATCAAGCAAATTCAAATATTCCTGCAAATACAGCATTTATTGAAGGAACTAGTGGTTTAACTTGGAAACAAATTGGATCGGGACCAACCATTCCTGAATATGGTGAAATATTCTTAACAAATTCGGTTAGTGTATTAGGATCACCAGGAACAACTATATTGACGGCTAATATCCCATCAGCGGGAACTTGGGTAATAAATTATTATGCCAATATCAACTGGGGTGCCGGTAGTGCTGATGATGAAGGTAGACTATTTTTAGTTGATGGTGTGGGTAATACTATAAATGGTTCTCAAAGTTTCGGTTATATTACATCAAATTCAAATATGGCTGCGGTATATTCCAACCAAATAACATTCACAACAACAGCACCAACAACGGTTAGTTTAAGAGGTATAAGAATATCTGGTAATTTTATGAATGCTCTTGGAACCGCAAGTAATGGTGGAACAAAATTATCTTGGAATAAAATAAGTGGATTTTTACCATCAAACGGAACTGTTGGTTCTCTTGCTAAATATACACGAAATGTGGGACAAGGTTTAATTACAAATGGAACTATTGTATTATGTAATGTTCCAGAGTTCGCAACCAATACAACAAACATAGGTGTTAATACATCAACAGGTATTATTACACTACAACCAGGAATTACATATAGGCTAAGGGGTTCAATCCCTACCTTTACGACAAGTGCTGCCGGTGGTTCAATATCTTACGGGTGGTTTAATCAAACAACAAGTGCTTATGTAGGTGAGATTGGAGCGACTTATGTTCCAGCCAGTTCTGCCCAATTTGGAGCAACAGGAGGTGCTGCTGAGTTTGTATTTACTCCAACAGTCGTAACACAAATGTCTTTTAGAGTTATAAACGCAAATAATGTGAATATCATAGGTGGTAATACCGACTTTACAACAGCGGGTTCGTGGCCTTGGATTGAGATAGAACAACTTGGAACATCAAATGTTTCTCAATTCTTGGGAACATTATCGAATTCTTGGTCTATTGGAAATACATATCCATCAGGTGCTTTAGTTGTTAATAATAATGGTCTTTATCAAGCAAACACAACAATTCCGGCAGGAACTGCATTTGTGGAAGGTGATTCAGGAACAACTTGGAGAGCAATTGGTGAGGCTCCAACTATTCCTGAAAATGGTCAAACATTCTTAACTAATAATGTTAGTATAACAACAACACCAGGAACAGACATTTTAACTGCAAATATACCATCAGCGGGAACTTGGCAAATAAACTATTATGCCAATATCAACTTTAATGCACCAGGTGCTTTTGACGAAGGTAGAGTATTTTTAGTTGATAACTCAGGTAATCAAATAAATGGTTCTCAAAGTTATGGTTATATTACAGATGCCTCTAATATGGCTGCAGTATATTCCAACCAAATAATTTTAACCACCACCTCACCAACAACAGTTACATTAAGAGGTATAAGAATATCTGGTAATAATATGATTGCACTTGGAACCGCTAATAGTGCTGGAACAAAAATAATTTGGAATAAGATAGGTGGATATTTACCATCAACAGGTAGTATAAGTACTTCTCGTAGTGCGACTTTATCGGCAATATTACTTGGTAATCTTCTTGTCGGTCAAGATATGACAACCGTAACTAATAGTGTTGGAAACATTCCTTTAAGTAATTCAGGTGTATGGACTTTAACCGCAGGTGTGACGTATCAATTAGAATGCTCACTTACTTATGATGCGGGAGGATCAAATCAATTTATAGGAGATAATTTCGTTCAATTTGTAGATGCTACAACAAATACCCCATTACCAAACCAAAATGGTGCAGCTACACTAACACCATTCTTTACGGGTAGAGGTGTTTCAAGACCAGGTTATTGTATCTTTCAATATACACCATCTACCAACCAAACAATAAAATTGAGGGTTACTTATCAAAATAATACTGGTTCGTTAGCCGCTCAAACATTTATCAACCAACTTGGAACAACAAATGTATCTCAGTTTGTAGGGACATTATCCAACTCTTGGTCAATTGGAAACACATATCCATCAGGAACATTAGTTGTTAATGATGATGCTCTTTATCAAGCAAACACAACAATACCTGCAGGAATACCATTTGAAACAGGAGTTAGCGGTTCAACTTGGACTCCAATTGGATCATCAGCATTACGTAACATAACCAAAATTGCGTTGAGAGGTTGGGGAAGTGGATTATTAGTCGCTGATAATAAAATATACACATTTAATGGAACACAAGGTAATGGTAATTGGATTCGTGCGGTTACTAATGGAACGGGTAGTGGTTTTTACGGATTAGATTCAATGCGTGAAGTTATTATACCGAATGAAACCGGCAATTTAATTGACGCAGGATCACAAAGTTCTCAAGCATACGCATTATTTGATAATGGTAATCTCTATATGTGGGGATATAATGAACAAGGACAACTTGGAATAGGTAATAACACAAGTCAATTTTATCCTGTATTAAGTACAACTAATGTTACTAAAGTTTATTCTCATCCAGCACAAGATGCTCGTAGTGACGCATTTGGTCGTTGGTTTATTCTTAAAACAGATGGTAAAGTTTATGGAACTGGATATAATGGATTTGGTGAGTTGGGTGTTGGTAATACAACAGACCGAAACACTTGGACTGAAATAACAGGAGCGGGATTAAATCCAAAATCGGTATGGACTTTGGGTTCTTACGCGGGAACTACAATTATACAAAGATCGGACAACACTATTTGGGTTTGTGGTTATAATGGGTTCGGTCAATTAGGTAATGGAAATACAACCAATCAAACATCATTTGTAAATGTTACAACAGCATGGAATGGTGGTGATAATAATATGGTTATTCAAGAAGTAGGTTATGGTGGTGGATATAATGATGGTAGTACTACCGAAGCAACATCAATAACATTATTTATGGATAATGGAACAACATCTCGTATTGCTTCTTCTGGTAATAATAATTGGGGTCAATTAGGAGATGGGACTTTTGTTCAAAAAACCTCACCTGTAACACCAACAGGTTTTTCAGGTAGAGTTTCCAAAATGGTTCGTATTGGAGGATCACCTGGTAGTGTTTGGTTATTACGTACAGACGGAACATTATGGAATTGGGGATATAACGGTCAAGGACAACTTGATAGAGGAACTATAGGTGGAAGTATTACAACACCAGCTCAAGTAGAAACAGATGTGTTAGATATATCAATTCATAACCACACTTGGTATGGTTGGAATTACCAAGTTGCATCACCTGTTGTTCGTAAAGCAGATGGATATTATCGTTGTGGGTTTAATGGTCACGGTCAATTAGGTGATGGAACCACAACTAATCGTGGTAATTTAGTTAAAATGCGTTTTCCTGCGGGCATTGTAATAAAAATGTTTGGAGCCCTTAGCGGATCAAATGAGCGTGTCACATTCTACGCAGTTGATAATACAAATAAACTATGGGCTTGGGGAGAACAAAGTTACCTTTCAATATACTCGATTTCAGGAGAACTTTTACCAACACCAGTTCAAGTCGTTCCTTCTGTATTGATAAAATAATGATTGAGTCATTTAGATTAGAATTGATCATTAAATTTTTTAATAAAAAAATCCACCTTATGGTGGATTTTTTATTTTACAACTATTTATATCTAAACAACTAATAAGATGGCGTGTAGTAAATATACTTTAACAAATACGGGAACAACTATAGTAAACTTTAACTATAGAAGATGTGATGATTCAATGTGGCAATATCAAGTAAATCTTGATATAAATGAAACCAAATCTATTTGGTTAATAGATGGTACTTTCAATATATCTGATTACTTTGGATCTATAGTTGAGATAACTAACGATGGCGGTTTTCCGCCTAATCCAACACCAACACCAAGCGTTACACCAACTCTTACTCCAACAGTTACAGAAACTCCAACTAACACACCGACTAATACGGAAACTCCAACACCAACAACCACCATTACCTCAACGCCAACAAATACTCCAACTAACACCCCAACCAATACAGAGACTCCTACTCCAACAACAACAGAAACTCCAACACCGACTAATACGGAAACACCTACTAACACTCCAACTGAAACTCCAACAAATACTCCAACTCCAACAATTACTCAAACGCCAGGTTTATCACCAAGTGAGACACCAACAAATACTCCGACTGAGACTCCTACTCCAACGGTTACAGAAACAACTGCGGAGACACCAACACCTACAACAACAGAAACTCCAACCGAAACTCCAACATCAACAGTTACAGAAACACCTACTAATACTCCAACACCGACAACAACTGAAACACCAGGATTATCTCCAAGTGAGACACCGACTAATACTCCAACGGAAACACCAACAGAAACTCCTACTGCAACTATAACAGAGACACCAACTAATACTCCAACTGAAACTCCTACATCAACTGTAACAGAAACTCCTACTGAAACACCTACAAATACACCAACGCCAACTGTGAGTGAAACACCTGGATTAACTCCAAGTGAAACTCCAACAAATACTCCAACCGCAACTGTAACAGAAACAACAACTCCTACTCCGACACTAACACAAACTCCAACTTCAACTGACTTGAGTTCAATAACTACATACAGTATTTCAGGATGTACTAATCTAAATGTTTTAGTTGTTGATTTAGGACCAGGATTTATAGTTCCTGGAGATGTATTCTATTTCACATTCACAGGATCAACACCAAGTGGATGTTATTCAGTCATTGGTAAGATAAATGCTCCGATAGATGATGCGTATATCACATCGTCTGCGTATGGTAACTGTAATGATTGTGAGATTTCTAATATAACTCCAACCCCAACTAATACACCAACTGAGACTCCAACACCAACAGTAACTGAAACTCCGACTGAAACTCCAACAAATACACCAACGCCAACTGTGAGTGAAACACCTGGATTAACTCCAAGTGAAACTCCAACAAATACCCCAACATCGACAGAAACTCCTACCGAGACTCCAACTAATACACCAACATCAACTGAGACTCCAACACCAACGACAACAGAAACTCCAACAAATACTCCGACACCGAGTGTAACACCTGAACCTGTGACAGGTTATTCATTTAACTTGGTTGTTCTTCCTTATAATTTCCCAACTTCGGGTAATACAATTATGAATCAGGGGGCAATCCAAACGGGTACCACAAATCCAAATGAATTAAACATAAATGATAGAGGAATTTATTTTAATTCAATTGATTCTGACGGTGTTGATAGAGAAAGTTATTTCTCTCAATTTACAGGTCAAAGTGTGACAATAACTATGAGTCAGACAGGAAGTACTGCAATATATTCAGGTGATACAAATGCATTTAAATATTGGTCAGCCAATACAGGTACACCTCCAGGTGTGCCGGGCGATGGTTTTGTTTTTGGTCAAGGTATAGATGTTCCTCCAATGACTGGTTTAACAGGAACAACCGTTCTTATTCAATCCGCAACAACAAATTGGACAGTCGGATTACCTGTTTATATTAGTTTGGTTGTTAATGGTGGTGTTACACCAACTCCAACACCTACTCCAACTGAAACTCCTACAAATACACCAACTCCAACTGTGAGTGAAACACCTGGATTAACTCCAACTAACACACCAACAAATACTGAAACTCCTACTGAAACTCCAACCAATACACCGACCGAAACCCCTACTAATACACCAACTGAAACTCCAACCGAGACTCCAACAAATACTCCGACACCAACTGTGAGTGAAACACCGGGATTAACACCAAGTGAAACTCCTACCGAGACTCCAACTAATACTCCAACGGAAACTCCTACCGAGACTCCAACTAATACTCCAACAGAAACGCCTACATCAACTGTAACCGAGACACCAACTAATACTCCAACTGAAACTCCTACAAACACTCCAACACCGACATCAGGTGTGGCATCTTCATTTAGTGTATTATTTGTAGAATCAGGTCTTGATATTGAAATGTACTTCTCAGGTACACTTGATTTAACTGGTTTAGATTATGTTCAAGACTTAAATAATGTAACTGGAGGTGTGAATGTTAATTCAGCGGCATTTGGAATTGGACCTAACAATGTTACTGGATCGTTATACACAGGATCAACATTTACTCATCCATCAAACTTTGGACCTGGTGGTGGATTCCCATCATCTATAACTGGTTCGGGTGATTACTTTGGTGTATTTAACGGTGTTTTACCTGATTATACTTTGGTTGTTCCTGTGGGATATAATTCAGGAACTTACATTTCAGGAACAACAACATTAGTTGGAGCATCATTTACAAGTTTGGGAATGGATACAGGAACTTACAATTATTCTTGGGGAGCAGGTTTGGGACAATCATTTGTCGTTACAATTAGCGGATCAAGTGTAACACCAACCCCTACTCCAACAGCAACTGAAACTCCAACCCCTACCGAAACTGAAACTCCAACCCCTACTCCAACAGTAACCGAAACGCCAACAAATACCCCTACTGAAACCCCTACTGAGACTCCAACCGAAACTCCTACTGAGACTCCAACCAATACTCCTACCGAAACTGAAACTCCAACACCGACACCAACCGAAACTCCAACAAATACTCCTACTGAGACACCAACAGAAACTCCAACTAATACACCAACATCAACTGAAACTCCAACACCGACACCAAGTTCGGCATCACAAGCATCTCAATTTACGGTGACTGTGAATGAAGTTGGACCTGATGTTGTTTGGTCAGGTTCGGGAACATTTAACACCACAGACCTTTTACTTGAAGCAACAACAACCGTAGTCTCAGGATATGATGTTCAAGATGCGGTTTGGATAGTGGCCGATGTTGATCTAGGGTCTCCTGTTTGGCAGTATTCTGGTATAAACATATTCCCAACTGATTTTGGTATTACAGGTAGTGTATTACCTTCATCACATTCTGGACAAAATTTTGGTGTAATAGCACCACCAGCATCTAGTAGAAATTTATTGGTTCCAACAACTTATGTTTCAGGTACTGAAATAAGTGGTTCAACAACATATTCAGCAACAACAATTATTGATATGGGATTGGTACCAGGAACTTATACTTATAGTTGGGGTTCAGGAATAAATCAAGGTGAATTAACATTGATTATTGCCAATAGCACCGTTACACCAACTCCTACCATAACTGAAACTTCAACACCAACACCGACAGTAACCGAAACTCCAACTGAAACTCCTACTAATACACCGACAGAAACTCCTACCGAGACTCCAACAAATACTCCAACTGAAACACCAACAAATACTCCTACAAATACTGAAACACCAACAAATACTCCTACAAATACTGAAACACCAACCAATACCCCAACTGAAACACCAACAAATACTCCTACAAATACACCAACAATAACTCCTACCGAAACACCAACAAATACGCCAACAATAACTCCAACTATTACACCATCAACAACTCCACCTCCAGCGTTTATTATGGAGGTTGATACGAGAATAAGTGGTGGAACATCGTCAGCAACAAATACATTTGTATTACCGCTAACAGCGGGACAAACATATAACTTCAGCGTAAATTGGGGTGATGGAACATCTCAAACTGTTACAGGATCAACTAATGTTACAAAAGTATATTCAACACCAGGTGTTTATGATATTTCAATAAGAGGAATATTCCCAAGAATCAATTTTAACAACATCGGTGATGACGCAAAAATAACTAAAGTTAAGCAATGGGGTAGTATTGTTTGGAATTCATTTGATAGTGCATTTAGAGGTTGTAACAATTTGGATGTTACAGCATTGGACACACCAAACTTATCAAATGTAACAAATCTATCAAATATGTTTAATGCTTGTCTTTCGTTGACCGGTAATTCATCATTTAGTTCGTGGAACACTAGTAATGTAAATGATATGACTGGTATGTTTAATAACGCATCACAATTCAATCAAAATATTAGTAGTTGGAATACTAGTAATGTAACCAATATGAGTAGTATGTTTTTTGGAGCGTCAGTATTCAATCAACCAATAGGTTCTTGGACTGTTAGTGGTGTTACAAATATGGCCAGTATGTTACGATCTGCTTTGGCATTCAATCAACCACTTAGTTCTTGGACTGTTAGTAACGTATCCAGTATGGCAGCAATGTTTTTAGGAGCCACTGCGTTTAATCAAAATATTGGTACGTGGTCTTTAAGAACTGCAGGCGTTACTATGACAACTATGTTAAATAGTTGTGGAATGAATACCGAAAATTATTCAAGAACATTAATCGGTTGGGCAAATTCAGTTAGTGCGAATGGTAATTTACCTTCAGCTGTATCATTAGGTGCCACTTCGGAGACATATGATTGTGTTGATTATGTGACAGGTGCGACATATACAAATGCGGTTGCTGCCAGAACTTACTTGGATTTAGGAATCCCTGCTTGGACTTTCAACGGGGATAGTCAATCAGGATCTTGTCCTTCACCAACACCAACCATAACCCCAACTAACACTCCAACACCAACCATAACCCCAACTAACACTTCAACTCCAACATCAACACCAAACCCTACACCATCAATAACACCAAGTACTAGTTCAACAATCTTCACAGCCAAAATGGTTGCGGTAGGTGGAACAACAACTCAAATAGCTTATAGCTTAAATGGTTTTAATTGGTCAGCATCGACAAGTGGAGATAATTTATTCACAGGTTCAATTGCCAATACTGTTGAGGTTAATGGTAATGGAAGTAGATGGGTTGCGGGAAGTGCAAATGGAAGTAGCAATAGGTTAATTTACTCTAATGACGGTATTAATTGGAGTGCTTCAACAACAGGTAATAACATATTTTCAAGAGAGGTTTTAGGATTATCTTGGAATGCTGATAGGTGGTTAGCGGGAGGTGCTTTAAGTGGTACATTTGAAGGTAGAGTGGCATACTCAAATGATGGTATTACTTGGACAGGTTCAACAACCAATTTTGGTACATTAATTTGGCCGTATGATTTTGCATCTAATGGTAGCAGATGGGTTCTCGGAACAGGAAGAAATCAAGCAGGTGATAACACATCGTACTATTCAAACGATAATGGTGTCACTTGGTCGGCATCAACAAATGCCGGTAATATTGTGGCAGGTGGAATGTTAGGTGTTGCTTGGGGTAATAATGTCTTTATTGGTGTTGGTAGCACTGGTGATGACGGAGGACCAACATCACCGTTCTTCCAAATAGGAGCGTCTTATGATGGTATTACATGGACTGGTGTTACAACACTTGACACTA